CTTTGCAAAAAGCACTTCGACAAGTTCGATTGGGACTTTGCATCTAAGCTCCTTTCACCTGAAGGACGGGCTGAGTACGAGCGCGTGACCGGCCCCGCATTGGCTGAGTACAACCGAGTGGACGGCCTCGCATGGGTCGAGTACGACCGCGTGTGCGGCCCCGCATGGGCCGAGTACAATCGCGTGAACGACCTCGCATTGGCTGAGTACAATCGCGTGCGCGACCTCGCACGGGCTGAGTACAATCGCGTGCGCGGCCCCGCATGGGCTGAGTACGACCGCGTGCGCGACCTCGCACGGGCTGAGTACAATCGCGTGCGCGACCTCGCACGGGCTGAGTACACCCGCGTGGCCGACCTCGCACGGGCTGAGTACAATCGCGTGAACGACCCCGCATCGGCTGAGTACAATCGCGTGCGCGGCCCCGCATGGGGGCGTTTGTACATTGCGGAGGGTGGGAAGTGAAAACGCGCAAATTGCACCTCGACCAGCTCATCGCGATCCACGCCTGTACCGAGCAAGTCGACCGGTTCCGTCAACTGTTTGGCGATTCCGTCAACGTCACTGAAGCCCTTTGCAAAAAGCACTTCGACAAGTTCGATTGGGACTTTGCATCTAAGCTCCTTTCACCTGAAGGACGGGCTGAGTACGAGCGCGTGACCGGCCCCGCATTGGCTGAGTACAACCGAGTGGACGGCCCCGCATGGGGGCGTTTGTACATTGCGGAGGGTGGGAAATGAATCGGCTGAAATGCGGCTGCGAAGTACGCGAAGGTAAGCTCATGTCGGTCTGTGCCATGCACGCCAACTACACTAGGCAGCACGTCGAGGCAGCTCGAGCGCCGCAGAATGGCATCGATAGGGATCTACAGCGCCAGCTCGTGGTAGCAATTGCGCCCATAGTAGTTAGCAAATGGGATAACGAAATACATCGAGGCGGCAACGCCGGTATAGCTGAAGCCGTGCACGATAAAGTGCATGAGATCATGCGGAGGATGGATTAATGAAAACGCGCAAACTGCACCTCGACCAGCTCATTGCGATCCACGCCTGTACCGAGCAAGTCGACCGGTTCCGTCAACTGTTTGGCGAATCAGTCAACGTCACTGAAGCCCGTTGCAAAAAGCACTTCGACAAGTTCGATTGGGACTTTGCATCTAAGCTCCTTTCACCTGAAGGGCGGGCCGAGTACAAGCGCGTGACCGGCCCCGCATTGGCTGAGTACAATCGCGTGACCGGCCCCGCATTGGCTGAGTACAACCGCGTGGACGGCCTCGCATGGGTCGAGTACACCCGCGTGACCGACCTCGCACGGGCTGAGTACAATCGCGTGAACGACCTCGCATTGGTCGAGTACGACCGCGTGTGCGGCCCCGCATGGGCTGAGTACGACCGCGTGCGCGGCCCCGCATGGGGGCGTTTGTACATTGCGGAGGGTGGGAAATGACCGCCCGGCTGCGCCGGTTTCTTGATCGTACGCGAGGGGTTTTGCCAGCCCCCGATCCGCGGTGTATCGTTCACAACTGGCGTCAACACACCTGGAGAACACCCCGGTAAAGAAAGTTGTTGACACCTGCTATTAGCTGGGACTAACCTCTCGCAAAGTAGTTACCTAACCACCCTCGGAGTTTCACAATGTCTCTCGACAAAGCTCTCGCCGATCTGATCGCGGCCTTGGACCGCAACACTGCCGCCCACTCAGGCGTAGTGACGCCTATCAAGCCTGCGCGCGCCAAGCCAGCCGCTGACGCGCCGGCATCCGTTGCCGCGCCGGTAGTTGCCCCGGCCGCTACCCAGTCTGCCGCGCCCGCAACGGCCCGTGTGCCGACGCAGGACACCGCCGCCGCCGTCACCACGGCGCAGACCAAGGCCGCGGGGGATGACCTTTCCGCGCTCGCGGAAGCCGATCGCGCGCAGGCTGTAGCCATTCTCGCTGAGTTCGGCGTAAAGCGGATGACCGACATGCCTCCCGCCAACATCCCCGAGTTTCACAACAAGATCAAAGCGGCGCTCAACAAGGGCGCGACGCCGAGCCTGGTCTGATGAACGAGATCCCCCCGTCGGTTGCGCTCAAGGACGGTAGCTCTGCGGCGCCAGCCGCAGATACATCCGGCGATAAACGCCCGCCGGGGGGTCTCTCACCGCGTCACGAGAAGTACGCCGAAGAGTTCAAGCTGTGGATGCTTGGGCTCAACCGTCACGACTTCGCGCAAGTGCGCGGAGTGCTCGAGAAGATGACGCGGGCGTACTTCAAACACACGATCAAAGTCCACAGCCCACCCATGAAGGTCGAAAACAATGATGATTCTGGCAAGACGAGTGACGGGGCATGTAGTTCGGTACTACCCGACCCACCTGCCGCTGCGTAATCCCGTAGCCTGGCAGTTCGATCCTTCACCTTTCTGCTGCCTCGTGCGGCAGGAACTCTCCGGCCCCGGCATGTGCGCCTTGGGGCGCAGTCGAGCTGAGGCGCGCGCTACTTTCATTGAAGCGGAGTTGCTAAATGTTTAACTGGAAAGCCTTCCTGTTCAGCGGTTTCTTAGTCATAGCTGCTATGACGTACGCAATGGGCGTTCCCTACTTGGTTGACCGCATAAACACCGCGCACGACTGCCAACGATTCACGCGGGAGCTTAAGATCCTGCAGGCGTGCGAGTCCGCCAAGAGCTGCATTTATTCACCGAGCGACTTGCGGCGTATGGACAGTCTTCAAACCAATTGCCAGGAACTAGGCAAATGAGCGGCACCCACTCCATCCTCTCGCCTAGCAAGGGTGCCATGATCCTGCGCTGCGCCGCGGCGCTCGCCGCGGGCAAGGGTGCTCCGAACCCGTCGAGTGAGTACGCGGCCGAAGGGACGGCGTACCACTTCATCGCTTCTACGACCCTGGAGAACCGTCTGCAATGCGCAGACGCGGTTGGTACAGTCGTCGAAGCCGACGGATTCAAATTCACGATAGACGAGGAGAACGCCTCTTATGCGCAAACCTATGTCGATGCAATCCGCCGACTTCCTGGTACTCAGTACTATGAAGTGCGTCTGGATACATCCGAGGTGGTTGGGGTTCCGGGTCAAGGCGGCACTGGGGACGCCGTCATCCTCGATTACGAACACGACACCATCCACGTCGAGGATCTCAAGTTCGGCCGCGGCGAAGTCGTCTTCGCGGAAAAGAACGAGCAGCTGATTCAGTACGGGGCTGCGGCGCTACGCAAGTTCTCGCTCTCTCACGAATGGAAGTTTGTCAAGCTCGGCATCCACCAACCTCGCATCAACCACTACAGCGAACATACATACACAGTGGGCGAGATAGGGGCGTGGGTGGCCGAGAACAAACCGCGCTTCCAACGTGCGCATGCGCTGTACAACGCGCCAGAGAAGATCACTGCGGCTGACTACTCACCTGGTGAGAAGCAGTGCCGTTGGTGCCCCATTCGCGGCAGTTGCAAGGCGCGCGCTGACGAGTTCCTCAAGCAATTTCCGCTCTCCCCGGTATCGCAAGAGCTGGCCCCAACGCACCTCGATGATCGCGCGCTTGCGCACGCACGCAATCGAGTGGACGACATCGAGCAGTGGTGCTCGGACATCAAAGCCGAAGCGCACAATCGCGCCGTGCTGATGGGCCGCACGCTGCCGGGCTGGAAGGTCGTCAACGGACGTGCAGGCAACCGCAAGTGGAGTGACGACCAGAAGAACTTCGTCGAAGGCACCTTGAAAACGGTGCTCATGGATGGCGCGTACAAGCCGCGCGAAGTCATCTCGCCAGCAGATGCCGAGAAGAAGCTCAAGAAGATACCCGAGACGTGGGCGCTCGTGGTGCCCGCGATCACCCAGGCCGAAGGCTCGAAGTCACTAGTGCGCGATGATTCGCCGAAGCAGGCAATCGCGGTCAATCAAACCGAATTTCCGCTGCAGGCCCCGGCGTGAACGTAGGATGTACCGGCAAGCGTCAATTCCTCACCTTCACGATGGCGAAAGGCGCGGCCAAGAATGCAACACGCAACAATTCTGAACCCATGAATCCTTACATGTGCAGACACTGTCACAAATTCCATATTGGCAACACGAGAAACTTGACTGACGACAGAAAACCGCGATAGTCTGACAACTCGACCTTCTAACTTCTTACTCAGGAAATTTATGCAACCCCAGCTCTCTACCAGCAAAGTTATCACCGTCCCCGACGTGCTTTTCAGCTACCTCTATAGCGCGCAACCGAAGAAAAACACTGACCCTAAAACTGGCAAAGTCAACGAAACCTACGAAGTAGATGGCGTGTTTCCCTCGACCCACCCGGCCTTCGCACTTGTTCGCGATGCGCAGCGTGAAGTTGCCAAAGCGGCCTGGGGTGAAGTGCCGACGCAGTTCCCCTACGGCACGCCCGACCCGAACACCGGGCAGGCTGCTATGGTCACGCTCCCAAACTGGGAAGGCGTGCTGCGCGGTCTGCAGCAGGAGAACAAGATCCCGCTGCGTGACGGCAATCGTCGCAACAAGCCGGAGGAGCCCTACACGGGCAACTTCTACTTAGCTGCCCGTTTGGGCGCCAAGCCCGGTGTTGCACCTCGTGTGGTCGTCACACGCGGTGGCGTCAACGTCGAGATCAAGCCCGATGATCCGCAGTACCCGTACTCGGGCGCCCGCGGCAACCTGGTGGTTGAAATATGGGCGCAGGGCGCCAACGGCAAGCCTTCGCCATACGGTCGTCGTATCAATTGTGCGTTCAAGGGCGTGCAGTTCCTAGCTCACGGCAACCGCTTCGGTGGCGGCGCGCGGGTGGCTTCGATGGAAGAATTCGGTATCTGCCCGGCGGATGCCGATGCGCCTGCGCCCTCGGGAGAAGCCCCCGGGGCGCCGTCGCTGATCTAGTTGATAGCCCTCCTCACTTCTAGCCCCACTAAGGTGAACGGGGGCTAATTTAAGAGGAGGGCGCTTTGTGGAGCGTCTATGCTAGCAATCTCGGCAGGAACATCCGAGGTGGGCGCTCCACAAAGCGCGTATCATCTAAAAGTGGCCGGACCAGGCCGTCACAGCCTGAAATGCGGGTTCGACTCCCGCTACGCGCCCTTTACCTACTAGGAGAACTACGTGAAAATGAAAACCCGCAAACCCGCCAAGAAAGCCCCCCGTAAGGCCCGCTCACGCAAGTTGCATATCAACCAGCTAACTGCGATCAATGCCTGTACCGAACAGGTCGAACGTTTCCGTTCATTATTTGGCGATTCCGTCAATGTCACTGAAGCCCTTTGCAAAAAGCACTTCGACAAGTTCGATTGGGGTTTTGCATCTAGGCTCCTTTCACCTGAAGGACGGGCCGAGTATGACCGCGTGTGCGGCCCCGCATGGGCCGAGTACAACCGCGTGCGCGACCCTGCATTGGCCGAGTACGAGCGCGTGCGCGGCCTCGCATTGGCTGAGTACGACCGCGTGACCGACCTCGCACGGGCTGAGTACGCGCGCGTGGACGGCCCCGCACTGGCCGAGTACAACCGCGTGCGCGACCTCGCATTGGCTGAGTACGACCGCGTGACCGACCTCGCATCGGCTGAGTACAATCGCGTGCGCGGCCTCGCATTGGCCGAGTACAACCGCGTGCGCGACCCCGCATTGGCCGAGTACAACCGCGTGCGCGACCCCGCATTGGCCGAGTACAAGCGCGTGTGCGGCCTCGCATGGGGGCGTTTGTATATCGCGGAGGGTGGGAAGTGAACTCCATACTAGCGGTTCGCCCATACAGCATAGGCGGTACATGGGTGTTCGATGATCCGACCGTGCGCTTGAAGCGCGAGCCGTTTGTGGCCGGCATGGGCGAGATCATTGACGCGCTCGTTGCAGATATCCAGCACGCCGATCGCGGCTTCACGCTGCTGTTTTCTGCTGCGCCATTCCCCGGCGCGCGTGTGTCACTTACTCGGTTACACGCCGAGCACGGCGGTACCTGGTACCAAGCGGATACGGGGCGTGTGGGCTGGCTATGCCCGGCGCTGTTTCTGTACTTCGAGACTGCGCCCGAAAAACTCTACGCACAGGCTACGCCATGAGCACCATTTGTATTCTCAATAAGAACATTCGCACTGCGCGAGTTCGTCGCCACACGGCGGTAGGTGAAATGCAGCGCATGGTGCGCGCCTTTGCGCCGGGCTCCGCGGGTCACTTTCGTGTGATGTCGCTGGCATCGGCGCTTGACGGCGTGCGCAAGGACCCACGCTTCACGGGCGCCGAGAAGGATGCGAAATTTCGCAGTCTGTTGAATCGCGCTAAGTGAGTGGCGACGTGCGCTGACACCGAGACGCGAAGTCCCGTGCCGATTTCCCGCGGCACCGACGCCTATCTAACGTGGGCTGAGTGCCTAATCGTTACATGGGCGCGCGATGCGCAGCCAGTACAGATATGGGAGCCGGTTCGCGGGCAGCCCATACCGCGCGATCTGGACGACGCGCTGCGAGACCAGGACGAAACTTTCGTATTCCACAATCGGCCGTTCGACGCTGCGGTTTTCGAGCGGTGTCTGCGGCGTCCTATTCCGGTGAGGCGCACTCGCTGCACAGTCGCGCAGGCAATGAGCCACGGGTATCCCGGCTCGCTCGGCGCGCTGGGCTCGGTACTGGAACTACCAGAAAATCAGCAGAAGTTGGTGGACGGGCGCCGACTGATAAACATGTTTTGCATCCCTCACGACGATGCCGGCACCTTCTTCGACTACGCTACCCACCCGGCAGACTGGCAAAAGTTCTGCGAGTATGGCATGCAGGACACGGCTACGCTCCGCGAGATATACCGGCGGCTTCCGGTTCATAATTTCCGCGGCGAGAACCTGGAAACGTGGTTCATTGACCAGCTCATCAACGAGCGCGGCTTCGGCTTCGATGCGGAGCTTGCGACCGCCGCCCGCGCGCTGCTCGAGAAGGCCAAAGGCAAGCACGAAATCGAGATGCGCGCTGCCACGCAGGACGAAGTATGGGCCGCTACGCAGCGCGAGAAGCTCAAGCGGTATCTTGAATCACAGGGTCTCGCGCTCCCCAACATGCGCGCGTCAACTATATCGGAGTGGTTAGAACATGATGACCTTAGTCCCGAGTTACGTTTTCTGCTCGAAGCTCGCCTTGAAGCAAGCAAAAGCTCGGGAGCGAAGTACCGGCGAGGGCTTGAGATGGTCGGAGACGGAAGCCGCATCCGCTACGGAATCCGTTTTGCGGGCGCAGGCCGAACTGGCCGTTTCTCTCACCGGGGCTTTCAACCTGGAAACATGAAGCGGGCGACGGTCAAGTTCCCGCAGATCGAGGCGGAGATTGCGGCACTCAAGGCCGGCACGCTCGACATCACCCGCGGCGCCAACACCATCGCAGCAGACTTGCTGCGCAGTTCGATCGTCGCGGCGCCGGGCAACGAGCTCGTAGTGGCCGACTACTCGAACATCGAAGGGCGCGTACTGGCGTGGCTTGCGCAGGAAACGTGGAAGTCCGACGCTTACTTCGCAGCCGATCGCGGCGAAGCGGCTGACGGCTACAAAATGCTGTACTCGCGCTTCTTCGGCATCGCTGTGGATCAAGTCGACGATACCATGCGCCAGATCGGCAAAGTGGTGGACCTGTCGATGGGGTACATGGGCGGCGTCGGCGCGTTCGTTACGATGTCGGCTAACTACAAGCTCGACCTTGATACGTTGCCTGCGCTCGTCTTCCCGACCGCGACGCCAGAGCAGATTAAGAAAGCCAAGAAAGCGTGGAAGCGCGCCTTCCTGACCGGCGAGGACCACGAACTTGAGTGCGCGACCTACATGGCGTGCGACGTGCTCAAGCAGGTGTACCGCGCCGCGAACAAGGCTATTTACGAAACGGGCCGCGCAGTCGGCAAAGCCTGCATCGACGCACTGAAGGAGCCCGGCTCCTCGTACAACATCGCCAAGTGCCAGATATGGAGCACCGGCAGCTTCCTCATCATTCAGCTACCCTCAGGCCGTCGGCTGCTATATGCGAAACCGCGTATCGAGCAAGAGCAGCAGATCGATCCCGAGACTCAGGAGATCAAGCAGTATGAATACATCACCTACCTCACTGCCCGAGGAAAAGGCTGGATCAGAGAACGAGCGTGGGCCGGACTCTTCATCGAAAACATCGTACAAGCAATCGCCGCTGACGTGCTGCGAGGGGCAATTAGACTTGTTCACACAGACACTTTGTCAGTGCCGCAAATACGCGGATACCTCGAATTCGTGGAGGGTGTGGGGACGGCAATTTCCCTCCATGTTCACGACGAAATAGTGCTGGATGTTCCTGTCGGGAGCTATCCTGTAACGTGCCTCATTACAACCATGACAAGGGGCTTACTGGCGGTCACGCCATGGAGTCGTGGACTACCCCTATCTGCAGCCGGCTGGTCCGGCAAGGTTTATCGCAAATGAGCGGCCTAACTTCCGGCGCCGGCAACAAGCGCAGCATCTGCGAGGTGCATCGCGAGCTGTACGATCTGGCGCACGCACATCTGCGCGACCCCTACACGCTGCAGATATTTACCGACAAGCTGGAAGAGGCGTACGCAATGGCCAAGAAGATGCAGGCGAAGCTCCGCCAGTACAAAGAGAACTACGACGAGGGTTGGTGGGAGCGTCAGCGGGAAGAGATCGTGAACGACAAACGAGCGTTGCGTGAGGGAAGATGAAAGAGTCAACCGTCGAAAAGTACCTCGTCGAGCAAGTAACTGCGTACGGCGGTCTATGCGAGAAGTTTGTCAGTCCCGGCCGCCGAGATGTACCTGACAGGCTAGTTACCTGGTTGCACGGCTGCATGGATTTCATAGAGCTTAAGGCGCCGGGTAAGAAGCCGAGAGCCGGGCAGTTAAGGGATCACAGAGACCGCGCCGCCCGCGGTGTTCGGGTGCTAGTTATCGACGATCGCAAAGGCGTAGACGACTATATCCGCTCGCGTTACGGATACTTGGAGTGACGCAGCCTATCCCCTACACCCCGCGCGAATACCAGAAGATCGCGCGGCGCTTCCTGCTTGATACGCCGCGGTGCAATCTTTGGGCCGTACCTGGTATGGGGAAAAGTTCTGTTAGCTACTCCGCGCTCGACGTGCTGATGCTGATGGGCTCTAACTTCTTCCCGGCGCTCATCATAGCGCCGAAGAAAGTCTGCGAGCTGACTTGGCCTGCCGAACAGAAGAAGTGGCTAGATTTCGCCGGGATCAAAGTGGTGACCATTCTCGGCGACGCCGACGTGCGGGATGACGCCCTCTGCCAACGCGGCGATGTCTACGTGGTCAACTACGATAATGTGCCGTGGCTCGCCGAGCGTCTGAAGCGCAAGAAGTGGCCCTTCAAGATCGTGATCGCCGACGAGGCCCGTCGCCTCGCGGGCTTTCGCGGCTCGTGGCGTGTGAACGAACACGGCACTAGGTGGCTGCAAACGGCTGGCCCCGGCGGCGTGCGCGCGAAGGCGCTGGCGCACATCGCCGAGCACGTCGGCCGCTGGATCAACCTGACCGGCACGCCCGCCACCAACGGGTTGAAAGACCTGTGGGGCCAGAACTGGTTCTGCGACTTCGGCGAGCGCCTAGGAAACTCGTACGGCGACTACATGAAGCGGTGGTTTCACGAGGACCCCTACAGCCGCGTCACGACGCTACGTCATCCATCCTGCGAGCAGGAAATCTACGACAAGCTCGCCGACGTGTCCCTCGCATTGCGCGCGGAAGACTGGTTCGACATCAAACAGCCCCTAGTGATGCGTCGCGAGGTGGAATTGCCCCCGGCGGCGCGCACGCTTTACGACACGATGGAACGGGACTTTTACGTCCAAATCGGCGAAAAGGAAATCAATGCGGTGAACGCCGCAGTGCTATCCAGCAAGCTCCTGCAAATTGCAAGTGGGGCGGTGTACGGTTCTGAGAAGACTGTGAGCCACATACACGACGCCAAGATCGAGGAGTTGCGCAGCATCGTCAACGAGTTAGGAGAGCCCCTGCTAGTGGCGTACTGGTTCAAATTCGAGATTCCGATGCTCAAAAAAGCCTTCCCCGAATTTCGCGTTTTCACGGGGCAGGCGGAGGAGGGCGCGTGGAACAAAGGTAAAATACAGCTTCTTGGCGTACATCCTGCTAGCGCCGGCCACGGAACTAATCTACAGTACGGCGGCCGAGCGATAGCCCACTTCACCCACACCTGGGATCTCGAATTGAAAATGCAGGTCAACGAGCGCAACGGCCCGACGCGCCAGATTCAAGCGGGCTTCGATCGCAATGTCCTTCAGTACGAGATTTGCGCGAAAGACACGATGGATGAAGTCGTGCTCGCGCGCCAAGCTACCAAGATGTCGATCCAGGATGCGCTAATGGCCGCCCGCGCCCACCGAGGAATCGCTTGAATTCGTTTCGCGACTATTTACTCTTCGGCTGGAAGCTCACTGCCATAAGTCCAGGGAACAAGGGTCCAACTGGGCAGGCCGCTATCGGGTGGCAGAAGAGAGCCCGCGCCATCTCAGACCCGAGCATGGGACCAGCGATGGCTGGAGCCGGGCTGTTGCACGCGTGGAGCGGAACCTGCGCCCTCGACATCGACAAGTTCGATGTCGCCGAACCGTGGCTTGCCGAGCGGGGCGTCGATCTGAAAGCCCTGCTCACCGCGCGCAATTGCGTGCAGATATCGTCAGGCCGCGAAGGGCGTTATAAGCTCCTCTATCTACTGCCGCAGCCACTCGCCTCAAAGAAGCTAGCGCCGTACAAGGCGATGAGCCCGAACACCAACAAGGAACAAACGTACCATGCGCTTGAACTCAGGTCGGCCAACGCGGACGGGGAAAGCGTTCAGTGCGTCCTCCCCCCAAGTATTCACCCCGGCACGGGCCGTCCGTACGAATGGGTCTACGGCGATGAACTCACAGGCGATTGGCGCTGCCTGCCCGAGATTCCTGCGGAACTCCATAAACTATGGCTTGCAGAACTCTCTGGTGGCCGCGATGTGGTGGCGCCCACGGCTTCCTCGGGAGCTAGCTACCCTGAAATCCGTTCGCTCCTTGCGAGCTTCGATGCTGACGGGGACTACGACTCGTGGATATGTGTCGGTGCCGCCCTTCATCATGAGACGGGCGGCTCGACTGCGGGGTTTGAGCTATGGAATGAGTGGAGCGCGACAGCGACTAAGTACAAGGGCGCTGGAGACCTTGCAGCACACTGGCAGTCATTTCGCAAGGATGCAAAAAATGCGGTCACTCTTGGCTCGCTTCGTCAAAGAGCAGTGGCAGCGGTCGCTGAATTCCCTGTATCCGAGCCTGCCCCAACCGTAGAGAAGACCCCGGCCGAAATAGAGAAAGAAGGCTGGGAGCAAGTCAAGCAACTGCTCGAGCCGCGCCTCGTCTTTGTCCCCGGCCAAGACTGCTATTTCGATCTCAACACCCGCGGCGAGCCGTGGCTTTCCGACCGATCGGTGCGCCACATGTTCTGCCCGCATATGCCGGTCATCACGGCCGAGTCGAAAGATGGCAAGCCGCCCAAGTCGGCCAAGCCCGATCCGGTGCAGTTCCTGCAGAACAGCCGATCCAAGCAGACCGCCGATGCCGTGGGCATTCACCCCGGCGCTGGTCGCATCTACAAAGAGGACGGCAAGACCTACGCCAATCGGTACTTCCCGCAGAAGATCACTCCGCTGCCGCCACTGCCGTATGAGGAAGAAGCCTTTCTGTACCTGTGGTCGCGCATGAAAGACGAGACTTTCCAGAAGTGGCTGATGAAATTCTTCGCCCACGCGGTGCAGAAGCCCGGCGTCAAGATTCAGTCCGCACCGCTGCTATTCAGCGCCGAGCAAGGCACCGGCAAGAACACCATCTGCAATGTCATTCCGCAGCTCCTGTTCGGCCAGCAGTGGGTCCGCACAATCTCCGGTGGCGTACTGTCCGGTCAGTTCAACGACACCGTGGGCGAGACGTGGTGGCTGTATCTGGAAGAGCTGCGCTCTGGCAACTCCAAGCTCGAGCGCGTGGCGACCACGAACAAACTCAAGGCGTGGATCACCGACAATGTCATCGAGATCCACCCCAAGGGCCTGAAACCTTTCAACACCCGAAATCGTATCCAGGTCACGGCCACCAGCAACTTCGACGACGCCATCCAGATCGACAACAACGACCGTCGGTGGGCGGTGTGCGAGATGCATGAGTACGAGCGCGATGGCGGTGCGTGGGCGGACGTTTACAAGTTCTTGGGCAGCGACCGCGCGCCAGGTGTGCTGCAGTACATATTCCGCAATACCGACATCACCGGGTTCAACCCCACCGCCCGCGCGCCGAGCACCGTCGCCAAGGTCACGATGATCCGCGCGGGCATCGGTTCGTGGGAATCGATGCTGATCGAGCAGATGGTGCAGGGGCGGGCGCCCTTCGACAAAGACCTGTTTCGCCTGCAGGACGCCTACGAGGCCCTTATCGGCAAAGGTCCGGGCTCCCAGCACTCGCTGCGCCAGGTCTTGACCAAAGCCCCCTTCCACTGCGAGCAGCTCCCCAACGGCTCCAAGGTGCGTCTGTACGCGTGGCGCAACCTTGCGAAGTGGCGCAAGGTGCCTGAGTCGGCTCGCGTGCGGTATCTCGAAACCGGCCACCGGCCGATCCACACGACTTGGTCGGAGGACATCCCCGATTCAATAGCTGCGATGAGCGCCGATGGACCGCTGGACAAGCCGATCTGCGACTTGGTATAAAGGACTTCTATGCCATCACCAACTCGCAATAAAGTAGGCCCGGCCGACCCGGAAACCCGTCGCAAGAAGCTCGCTGAGGTGCTCGCAGAGCCTACCAAGGGCACTGGCGTAGCAGCCAAACAGCCGACCATGCTGGACGCGGTCAGCGCAGGCGTGGAAGAGGGTACCGAAAGCGACACTCTTCCGAACGGCAAGAAACGCCGCGCCAAAGCGACCGTCGCAGCGAAAAAAGACCTGAAGAAGCGTTTCGGCATGGAAGGCAAAACCGAGGACGAGTTGGAGCTCTAAAGTGGGCGCTCTCGTCAATTTCCTTGGCGGGGCCGCGTTCCGAGCCGTTTGGAGCGGAGTCAGCAACTACTTCGACAAGCGCCAAGAACACAAGTACGAGATCCAGCGTACCGTGCTTCAGGGCCGGCTCGACGCCGAAGCCCACGCCCGTAACATGGCCGCGCAGCGCATGCAGGCCGAAATGGGCGTCAAGACGATTCAGGTGCAGGCGGAAGCCGCGGTCGGCGAGATCGAGGCCGACGCGTGGCGGCAGGCCGTCGCGAGCGCCACAAAGCCTATCGGTATCAAGTGGGTTGATGCGTGGAATTCCAGCATTCGCCCGGCTCTGGCAACGCTCGTCATCAGCCTTTGGGGTTGGTACGAGTTCAGTCACATGGCGGCGAACGGGTGGGTTATTTCAGTTTGGAGCTTAGACATGATGAGCTCCATAATCGGTTTCTGGTACGCATCGCGAGAAATAGGGAATCGCACCAAATGAATGGCAATTCCGTGTATATCCCGAGCATGATAGACCTCACTTGTCGGTGTGCGCGGCTGCGCGCCGCCATGCGTAATGCGGGTCGTGACGTGGCGGCATTCTTTGTTCCGGAACGAACGCTGCGCCGTATCGAAACGGAGGTTGGCCACGAATTGCGTGAATTTACGCTGTTCGGAAGACCCGTGTACGAGCACTCTGGAGATTATGGAGTGATCGCTGAAAAAGGTTTGCGCTTAGGAGCACCGCGCTACACGCTAGAATGGCGCCGCTGACTGCCCTCGAAGTCGCGACGACCCTATCCAAGCACTTCGAGGGCTTCTACTCCAAGCCGTACCTCTGCCCAGCAGGCGTTCCTTCTGTGGGGCTTGGCGCCACTTACTACGAAGACGGCCGACTCGTGACACTGAACGACCCGCCGATCACGCGCGAGCGGGCCATCGCGCTCCTCGCCTTTCATCTCACTCGGGTCTACCTACCTGCTGCACGACGCTTGTGCCCGGGCGCTGACACTGAAGGGCGCTTGGGCGCGCTCGCTGACTTCTGCTTGAACGTAGGCGCTGGCAATCTTAAGTCCAGTACGCTGCGCAAGAAGGTAAATGCAGGCGACTGGGAAGCGGTACCAAAACAATTTCAACGATGGACTCGTGGAGGTGGTAGAGTGCTTCGGGGCTTAGTTCTACGACGCGAGGCGGAAATTGGCTATCTCTAATAACGCAGATGAAGCACTACGCGCTGCAATGTACGATCTGAACGACCTTGCGGCCAAGCACGATGCGCGAATCCTCGCTGCGGCGTGCATGTCGAAGACTGCCTACCTATACCAGCAGCTGCGCATGCTGGGGCTTGAAACACCCGATACGCTGCAGAAGATTTTTCAGTTCGGCATGGATCGCACACTCGAAGATGGTGAGAAAGCCCGCGTACAGACCGATCAGCACTTCATAGTCGACCCCAACAAGAAGGCTAACTAATGGCCGTTCGCCAATACACACCCAATCAGTATCTCGAATGCGTTCGCAAGCATGGCGGCAGCCGCGTTCGAGCAGCCGAAGAACTCGGCGTCAGCGTTCGTGCGCTGATGAATAACCTTAAGATTTGCGCGGGCCGCGGTGAGGAAATTCCGCCGAGCCCCTACAACACGGATCGTGCAGGGGAGATGCTGCGCCAGGTAGAGGCCGCACACGTCGCGGCGCCCGATGGCTACCAAGTCAAAGGGGTCTCGACGCTTTACGGCGCTGAGGGCGAAGTCAAGCAGCAGTGGGTGAAGACCGACGCTGATAAAGACCGTCAGCGTGCGATCATGAAGGCTGTCATCGAGGAGATGTGCGCTGCTGTCATCGCGCAGCCGCCGATAGCTCAGCCTAACCACTTCGCCCCGAAGCTCTGCAACACTTACGTTTTCAGCGACTACCACATGGGCATGCTCGCGTGGTGGAAAGAGGGCGGCGCCGACTGGGATTTACAGATCGCCGAGAAGGTGCTCATTGGTTGCTTCGAGCACATGCTGGCGCAGGCTCCTCCGGCTAGCGTCGGTTTCCTGTTGCAGCTCGGCGACTTTCTGCACACCGATGGCTTGATACCCGTGACGCCGGCCCACGGGAACGTCCTGGATGCAGACAGCCGGTTCCAAAAGATTGTGGCGACCGCGATCCGTACGCTGCGCCACATCGTGAACCGAATGCTTGAGAAACATGAAGTCGTGCATGTCGTCATGGCGGAAGGAAACCATGACCCGACGAGCTCTATTTGGCTGCAGCAGATGTTCTCTGCGCTCTACGAGAACGAGCCGCGCATCACGATCTGCGATTCCCCGCTTCCGTACTATGCCTACCAGCACGGCAAAACCATGATCGCTGCGCATCACGGACACCTGACGAAAACGATGAGCCTGCCGGCGCTTATACCGGCGCAATTCTCGAAGATGTGGGGCGAGACAAAATACCGCTACGTACATTGCGGTCACGTTCACCACGTAGCTGAGAAAGAACATTCAGGCATAACGGTTGTGCAGCACCCGACCCTCGCTTCGCGCGATGCGTACGCGGCTCGAGGCGGCTGGTACGCCGAGCGCGGGGCGCGCTGCGATACCTACCACATCGAACACGGGCATGTCGCCCGTACGATTGTCACACCGGAGATGGTACTGTGAAAGACTACAAAAAAGATGCTGACAAAGCCCCCGTGTTGGATGCACTCCTGCCGTTCTATCCGGCGCTGGAAGCGCTCGCGCGCATGATGGTCGACTCGGCGAAGAAACACGAACTCGAAGGCGTGGAGGACCCGTTCAACCAATGGCGTAAGTTGCCGAACGCCAAGATCCGGCTGGCCAACGCCGCTGGCCGACACATACTGAAAGGGCCGTGGACCCTCGATGCAGATAGCGGGCATTTACACATGGCGCACGCGCTGTTCGGGGTTCTGTCTTCGCTAACGCTTCATCAAGAGGCCGAGCGCGCGACAAAATACGAGCCGGTCGCCTCACCGGACCTGCCGCAGTGCCACAGCGTCTCACCGATGTTTAAGAATCGCTGCGAACTAACACCGGGGCACCGCGGTGACCACCGCGGCGGGGACTTTGTATGGCATTCAAACTCAAGTTTTGCGCGTTAACATTGCCGGTGTTATCGTGCGCGGGCTGCGTTACGGGAATACCTGACGCAGATCCCCCGGTGCCGCCGGTCAAGCCGTGCCAGGTATGGATCGTGCTTGAGCCAGATCACACCGCTTCGTGCGTGACTCGAGAGGAGTTCGATCGCGCCATGAAAGGCGTGCTTTACTAATCGAGCTTTTTCGCCCGTATACGTTTCCACGTGTACACAGCGGTCAGGACGCCTACGATGAGTGTAACTATCGCAATGGTGAATTGTAGGATAGGCATGGCTGATGCTATGAATACCGCGAGCGTGCCGGTGCCTGTTGCCGCAGAACCTACCGTTTGAACCGTTTGCTCGGGAAGGGTCACTTCGGCACGATCTCGCCAGGTTCCGGCATTGGCGGCTTCGCCGTGACGAGAAGCTGCCCGGTAGCGATGCCGCGGAGCATATTTCGCACCGCTTGAGCGGCGGCGAGTGAGTTGTCGTCGGCGGGCACGTTTACTTTTGTGAGCATATCTAGCGCGATGGTTGCGAGTTTGTCGTTCATGGTCCTATCGTACCTTGGCAGGCTTTACGCCCGCAACGGCAGTCACAACCGATGGAATGACAGGGACAGGCGGCCGGCGTGGATCGATGCGCGCCTTCTCGGCTTGAAGTACAGGCAGCTCGGCATCTATCTCTAATATGCGCGCCGCTGCGACTAACAGCGCTTGGCGCTCATCAGTGAGGCGGAATATCCGCCCGTCTATACCGCGACCGATAACTTCGGCGGCCTTTTGGTCAGGTGTATCCATATTTGCTAATCCGCTACCCAATTGGTGCCGTTGTGGAAGACAGGTGTGACTACCGCGCCGCCGCCCGCGATGATGCCTAAAAACACCGGCGCCAGAGCGTCCGTGACGTGCGCGCGGTCGCCCTGCGCTCCAGTCGGCAGTGTCGCCACGGTGTACGCCTTAGAGCGAAACGGCACGTTGAACGTTCCGCGCGCGGCTGTCACCTCGAATACGGAAGTAGCGCCTGAAGACAGCTTAAGAATGCCGGTATCGTTGCGCACCCAAGAGTCGGTGCCGTCATGGAATAGTCGCAAGTCTTGGCCGGCGCCTATCTGCAGCTCAAGATTGTCCAGCGGTATCTGTACGGTGAGCGGCGTGGCGCTAGATCGCGTAAAATGCAAGAACGAATTCGCGACACTCTCGGCATCGTTCATGGCTTGAAAGAAAAACTCGCCCGCCACCGCCAAAAAGCGCCATCGGCGGCTGTCGGCGCTAGCGCTTGCGGTGATGAAGTTCATACGCGCGACAGTCGCGGCATCGAAATCAACGCGAGGGTCTGTGCCATTTCCGAAAAAGGTGTCCGCTTGAAAACGGTGTTCCCCGGTCCAAGTGGGCGCGATCACCGGATCTATAGCATGGCGCCCGTCACTGCGCAGCGGTGTTGCTGCCGTGCCGTTGACAGCCGTCATGCCGATCAATCCGGATGGGTTTGCATTGATCGTAGCGGCAGTGAAGGTACCTAAGCCCGGACCCCCGTCGGTGTACGTGAAGTCGATGCTGGTCGAGTCCACGAGCATGGCCCCAACGGTGTCCTGCACGAACTCCGGTGGCACATTCGCTTCGAGTTCGTTCGCCGTATCGAAGAACGTCCACACGACGCTGGTGGTGTCCTGCAGGAAGTCGAAGAAACTGCCGCCGACGACATCTTCGATGTACTCGGCGAGCGTGTTGCCCTGGATGAATGGGATCGTCTGAAAATTCCATTGTCCGACGATCGTCTGTGGGAACTGCCAGCCGGTGTACTGCGGATGGTCGTTGCCGACTTGTAGCCCGAGCAAGTTGCGGTGAAATATTGTGCTGCCTATGCCGGCACTAATCTGTGCAGCGAGCGCGGCTACAGCGGCTTCGGCGCGTGCGCCGGCCTCGGGATCGAACATCACCGCCTTGCCGACAGTCCCTAAAATTGGGACTCGTATCTTCACGTTTTACGCTTCGGCTTCCCGACGCGCCCCGGCGACTTCTTGAGATCGAGCGGTTCACCAAGTCCAAGCAGATCCTGCAGGCTCATTGGCGCCTCCGGCGGGATGCCAACTTCGCCCGGCGGCATGTCGAATTCAAACTGCGAGCCGAGCGCATCGACTTGTGGCCCCAGCTCGCGCGCTGTTCGCGCAGGAGCGCCTACGGCACCCGGTGGCGGCTCCAAGTCCAAGGCCTCGCGCAAATCAAGACCGCCCTGCTCAGGGCCGCGCGGAGGCGCTACACTGTTGTCTTGGCCGTAATACGACGCGCGCGCTTCGTCGGGCACGCCAAACTTGTTCTGTACGCGCGGGGCGCCAACATCCATACCTGGGATCTTGCGAATCAGCCGTTTCGTGAAGTCCGTCGCAGCTCCGGTGAGCGTGGTCGGCACTTCCGCGCCTTCGCGCGCCGCGGTCGTGGTCGAGTGCTTGGTGACGTTGGGGGCGTACTCCGCAGCGTCAGCCGTTAGCTTGAGTGCCCCCGTTAAGGGAACGCCTCGCTTCTTGAGCTTGTACGCCACGTGGGCATCGATTTGCCCTGCGCGCGTTGCGGTCTCTACATCGTGGATCTTGGCGAACTGTTGCCGAGCTTCCTGATACTCTCCCAAGAGCTGCGGCTCGCCAGCCGCCTCAAGCGCTTTGCCCATTTGCTCCTCGAGGCGCTCTGCAAGTTCGCGATCTGCGAATCCGGCTTCTTCTGTGGCAACCTGGTCGTTCTGAATACGCTTTGCAGCACGACGACGCAGTGCGCCAATGACGCGGGTGACGCCGTAGTTCTCACCTTTCGGTAAGCGCGCGCTAGCCGCTGCTTCCTGAAACGTTTTACGGAAATCGTCCGTTATCAGCTCGGGCTTCGATGCAAGCACGTTTTCGACGGTTTCGTACTTCTTGGCCGGCGCCTCGCGAGCGGTATCGAACGCCGCATCGTCCAACGATTTCACGCCGATGTCTTTGGCGTTCAAGTCAGTGAGCTGTGTTTGGTTGTGCAGCGTCATGTCTTTCTTGAGATCCGGACCGTCCGCAAACCGTTCGCGCGTCTCGCCAGGTACCTTAATCTTCTTGTTCGGGGTTACGGCGCGCACGTCGGACGGGCGCATGCGAATATCCGCCGCGCGAAGACCTTCCACCGCGGGGTTGATCGTAGGCTCGACTTTAGGTGCGAGCGCGGCAGCGCCGCGTTCAACTGTCGAAGCAGCGGGACCGCCGCCTAGGAGCGCCGCGCCGAGATCGGGCAGCATGCTCGCGCCAGTCGCGGCCAGCGGCCCCGCACCCGCGGCCTCCGCACCTTCGCCAAGTGCGTTCTTAATGTTGGTGAACGGCTCAAAAGCCTCACCCAGCCCGGCCTCAAGCTGCTTTGCGCTTTCGCCGCCCGCCGAGAGGGAGTTGTTTTCGGTGAAATCGCGCATGAAGCCGGCGGAATCGTTCGCGTCGGGGACGAAGCTGCCCGTAAGGCCCGCCACGCTTTGCACGCCAGCGTTGTTTACCAGGTCCAGCGCAACTTCGGGGGCGCCCTGTGCGATAGTCTTTAAGCCGTGGCCCCACATGCTTAGAACCGGGTCGTCCGCTACTCCCTGCGCGAACTCAATGAGCGGCTTTCCCGAGAGCACGTCGCCGGACATGCTTTTGAACTTCTCCCAGATCGACGGTTCTGGCGTCTGCGCAACAGGCGCGGTCGGTGCGTCCGCAGACGGCACGACGCTGTTCATTTCGGTCATACCCGGTGCCGCCTGCGCTTGGGACTGCTGAAGCGCGCGCAGCCGCGCGCCGAGCGCCGGGTCAATCTGATCCGGCATCTCGACCACCGCGCCATCGGGCATCGTTACCTGCGGCATCAGAACCCCTTGCTCTTGAGATAGTCCTCGAGCGACATGGCGCCGCCCGCTGTCGGCGCGATTGGAGCTTGCGCCCCGCCTTGGCCAGCTTCTATCTGCGCGACCCGCCGCAACTCCGCCAAGTGCTGTTTCAACTGCTGCGCAGCCGCTCGCGCCGCCTCGGGCGATAGTTTCGGGTTCGACAGAGTCGTGAGCGCGGCCTGCACCTTTTCGCCTTCGGCGTTGGAGAGTTGGCCCAGGCCCCGCATGCTGGAAATAGACGCGCGGAACGATTCCGCGTTGATCTTGTTGCGCAAGCCTGCAGCGTCAGCCGCATCCTGCGAAACGAACGTCGCCGCAGCCTGACCCGGAGCTGTGCCAACACGCGCGCCGTATATGGTATCGAAACCGGGACTCGCCACCAACTGATCGATGTCCTTGTTGAACGTGTCGATCGTGTTGAGCGTGGTCGGGAGCGATGCAGCGTTTTTGCCGGTAGCCCCACCAAGTTCCTTGCTCGTGGCGATTTGCCCCGCGTTCGCAGCAACTTCGGGCAGCGCAACCGGAGTGCGCACTTCGCCGCGGCGAAATGGGTTGTTCGTCGTCTGCTTGGTTACGCCACCCGCCTCGACGTTTTTAACGGTGTCGCGATATAGATCGAACGCGTCCGCTTCGCGACCGGGCGCCACGCGCCCATCAGGAGTGAGAAAGCCAAACGCACGCAGCGCTTGAATGCCGGCCGACGAGCCGCCGCCTTCGGAGCCTGCAGCATCCCCCAGCGGCTGAATACCGGCCGCGTCAAAGCGGTCATCCGCCCCGCCGCCGATCTTTTGGTAGCGGTCCGTTGGCGTCCCCTGAATAGCCATCGCACGACGCTGCGCAACCTCGAGCGGAATATCGGGATTGGCGATATCCGCCCGGTTACCGAATTCTTGCCCCGCCAACATCCCCTTAATCGGGTCTTCGTAGTTCTTGCCGGCTGCGAGCGAACCCGCCATGAGCTTAGCCTGATTCGGTTCTACGCCATTCGCTTCCAGATCGCTCTGTGCACGCGCTACGGCGTCATTCTCCGTGACGCGCCGACGTGCATTCGCCAAGGCTTCTTCAGTCTTGGCGCCGAGCGCGCGACCTTGCTGGTAGGATTCTTCGGAATCTCCGCCGAGCGCGGTGCCGAGTGCATCGAATGGGCCGGCCATTATCGCGGCCCCACTACGCCGGACATGACCGGCTTCTTAACCGGTACGGGCGGTCGCGCACGCTGTCCGTACGCCTCGCCGAACGCCGTGAGCCCCCCGCCGATGTCCTGCAATCCTGAACCTGGCGTGCGCGCGGCGCGAAGCTGCGCGAGGAAATCTTGTCCGCGGCCCTGACCCTGTAGCAGCGACAGATCGGTCGCTGTGTCAGCGAACTGCCGCCCTTCGTTGATGCGCGAATACTGCGGAGCGTCGATTGCAGCCAGATTGCCGGAGAGCGCGCGCCCTTCGGCGCTAGCCGCACCGCGCGCTTGGCCGACGTCGGCCGTGAATCGGTCGCTCGCGCCCGGCACGCCGCCAAAGTCCGCGCCGCCATCGTCAACCTTGGCTTTGCGCAGAGCCGCCATGAAGTCGTTCTGCGCAGTCTGGCGCTCCTCCTCAGGATTCGCCGCGGTGACGTTTTGGATCTCTTGCGAGACACGCTCACCTGCCTTGTTATTTAGCGCGGTATTGCGCCGAAGCGCTTCGTCGGCCAGCCGCGCTTGATCGCGCCGGTCCTGATTCTGGCCGACTTGCTGGACGACAGCGCCGCCGGCAGAGAGAAGGGCTGGTATGGCTTGAACGCACATGGCTTAACCTCGGGAGAATGCTTTGGCGTAGGTGCTGGCTTCGCTCAAGCCTTTGCGGCGAGCGGCAGCGTCTTGCTGCGCACGGTAGGTTTTCGCGGTCGCGCCAAACACCTCGCCAAGCCCGTTGGTGAGATCGGCGCTCTTTGCGCCTTCGACGTTCGCCTTGAGGAGCGCCGCAGTCTGCGCACCAGCGTTGCCGATGTCGTTGCCCGACTGCGCGAGCGAAATAAGGTTCGTGCGAGCCGCTTCGTCCTTCGCCATTAGATCGGCGACTCCGCCGCGTGCGGTGCGCTCGGCAGAGAGGACGGCTTCCTGCCCCTCACGAGCGAGCGTCCGGCCGGTATCGACCGCAGCGCTGCCGCCGGTCAAGCCGCTCTTGGCGAGTGCGAACTTGCTCTGGCGCGTGGCCTGGCCGCGCTGTAGTGCAAGCTGGCCATTCAACCGCTCGCGCAGTGCCGCGCCGATTGCGTTGTACTCCGGCTGGCGTCCGGCAAAGGCCGAGTTGATGTCGCGGACGTTGCCGGAAATGCGATCTTGCCGAGCCTGCTCAGTCGCTTTGGCGTCTGCTGCGGCCTTAGCGGCGTCTTCGCGGGCCTGTCCGTGAAACAAATCGAGCGGATCGCCTAGGTTCAGGCCGGTGCGTTTCGTCACCTGTCCCGTAGGGTCACCTAAGCGTTTCGTGAGATTAGTCCCGCACATCCACCGCTACTCCGCGCCGCGCAAGGCGACGTACATGACGGCGTCTTCGCCGCCGGAACCGTATTTCCGCTGGGTGGATTCAAAAGTCAGCCCGATGCGCTCGTACCACGCTTGGGCTTTTGCTCTGTCGGCCAGTGTAACCGTTTCGATGCGGTGCGCCAACTCGTCATCCAGCATGCCGGAAACGATGTCTTTACACTTCTCGGTGAGCTCGTGACCGTGTTCGGCCCACGTCGCGTTCGGAGCGATGAACCAGGTGCGAAAAACACCTTTGCGCTGCGGGATGAAGCCGCCTACCGCAATTGGGTTCTCGCCTACCCAAAATAGGTGATGCGTGCCCGGCAGATCGGCGAGCGCTACCAAGACGTTCTCAGCGTCGAACTCGTCGCCCGTCATCGCCTTGAACAGCACTTTCTCGTCTTCCGGCATCGCCTTGAGGACGGTCAGAACGTGCTCGAATTCATTGATATCTGTGAGGTGGATCATCCGGTACCTTCATTGTTGATATAGAGATTGCTTGCGAACCACTCCCACGCTTGGGAAGCGTCGAATGTGATTCGCAGTTGAAAACTAGGGGCCGTCAGCGGCATTGGCACCATGCCGCCGTCGAGCGTATCGCCATCGAGGGCGTAGTCTGGAGTTGCGAGCGAAAAATCGCGCTGCGAGTAGCCGAACGACACGCGGAAAGTGCCGTCAATAACCGCGTCGAACCCTTCGAGCATCTTGTCGATGCCGAGAAGGCCGAAATCGAGATACGGCCACGCTATGTAGCCCTCGAAAGGGATGCTGGAGCAGATCAACGGCCCCGTGGACAGCACTAGATTGACGGCATCCCCCGAGAAAGCGCTGGTACCGCCGATCGGATCTTGCGAGATAACCGAGCCGGCCGGGATAGTGTCACTGTGCGCGGTAGTCGTGACGCCGACTACCAATAGCGCGGCTTCGATCTCCGTAGTTGCATCTTCGAGCGTTTCGCCAACCACGTCAGGAACCGTTGTGGGCTCTACGCACTGTTCGGTGCCGAACGCTTCGGTAGGGGCTGTGAAGTCGGCTGTATAACGTGCGAAATTGCTGACGCGTATTTCGTCCATCGCGCCGAAAACACCGATGCCGAAAACGGTATAGCTGGCGCCGAAGCTGGCGGTAGTGCCCCAACCCGCGGGCGCGCCCGTCCAGTTCGTTGCCGGACTCGGGCCGCCCACACCGTTTATGTATATCTGTCCGTTATCGCCGCTCTTTACAACGGCAACATGGTAATACGTAGATCCTGCAATGAATGCACCCGGATACGCCACGGCGCTCCACCCGAACCCGCCGCCAAAGTCGGGCTGTGCAGTCGCATCACCGCCCGTTTCCTGAATGGCTATGCCGGTAAAGAGGGTTCGGCCTCCGTAATCGACCATAACCTGCGTGCCGAAACCCGTGCTGTCGAAGCGCACCCAGAACTCAATCGTCCAGTCACCACCGGGGGCGAAATCCATCGGCCCACTGGGCGTAATGGCTACGTCCAGCCGATTGTCGGTGTCGGCATTCAAACAGCCGGTTCCGAACTTGGGGTTCGTAGTGGAAACGTCCGCGCCGTTAACCGGGGTCACCGTCAGATTGTTAGGCCCCGAATCCGGAAACGACGTGGAACCGTTCGTACCGTCGCACGAAATGAGAATCGCAACATTGCCGAAATTAGGATCGCAGGCCATTACGCACACACCTGATCGTCAACGCCGACCGCGTCCGAAGTTACCAACCACACCAACGTGTCCGTACGCAAATACAGATCACCCTCGAGGATAGCCCAGTCGGTAAGCGTTTCCGGGAACAGGTAGCGCGACCAGCTTTGGTCTTTCGCGCCGCCGTTCATGGTCAGAACGAACGCTTCGGAGCCGGCAGTTCCACTGTCGAAAATAAGCCAGTATTGGCCCATTGCGGGCCAGAAAAGCGCAAACGGAATATCACCCGCGCGTATGTGCGCGAGCACCAAGGGGTCCACTTGCGCGCCGAAATACCCAGCCTGCAGGTTCGTGCTGGCGCCAGCGATGCCGATGTTGCGAACGCCTTCGGGCGTACACATGACAAGGTCGTTTGACACCGGCTGTACGGACTTGGGGAAGAGGCATGCAACCGGGGACGCGTCGAGGATCGCCATGTTGGCTGGGTCTTCGTCTATTTGCCACATCTGGTACGCCTCGGAGTTGAAGGCGACAAGATTGCTTCGGTAAAGGCCGAGCGCCGTGACTGGCGTCGAGCCGAACGTATTCAGACCGAAGGGGATATAGCCGGCATCTTCCGGCGTCGTCCAATCGAGCGGATTGACGGTCGCCGAGAACGCGATGATATCTTCGTCGGCCGCGAAAATCTTGCTGGCGCCAATCGCAACTACTTTGGAGTGCGGCGCCTGTGTAACGCGCCAGTTCATGGCGGTCCACAGAATCGTGCCGTCCGCTACCGTTGCGTCCGGGGCTTCCGGGAAGTCTGGTTCGTAGTCGCCAGAAACGAGAATTGGCGAGGCTTCCCACGTCACGCGCGAGGCAATGACGGCCTCCCACGTTACTTCGTTGTCGACGACTTGCGAGCCAACGGTGAACGGCCACACCGGCTCACTCGAGCCTGAATAACCGGCTACCGCTTGGACGGCACGAAACACTAGCCCGTCGGGCAGCGAGTTGATCGCGGCATCCCACGTGCAGTTGTCAATCCAGAGCTCATCGCCACCAGAGGTTCGGAAGGCCGCAACCGAGAAGCGCGCGAAGGTCGCGCCGGCCGGCGCCGTCGCAGCAACGCTCGACTGCTTCCACGTTTGATTCGACCCGCGGTCGATGAGGTTGCCCTGCGATGTGGAGATGAAATCGTCCGAGGCGTCGTACCAGAGCACTTCGACGCGCGCGCCCGCATCGCCTGCATCGGACTGGCCCTGTTGTACTTGGCAGTTGGCGTTGATTACCTGGCCGGGCGTCACCTCGGTTGCATTGTTGTTGACCGCTCGGGCTTCGCCCGTGAGATCCCACTGCAGCGACCACGTACCTTGAAAGTGAGTGCCGTTGCCGAACTGCCCGATGGAGAAGCCCGTGCCAAGCGTCCAGCCCGTATTGCCAGACTCAAAACCACCGTTCGTAACTTGGTCGGGCTGAGGTGGTGGCGTCGACGCCGGTTGCACCAGCGAGCCCGGCGCGTAGATCGTACCCGGTTGCCAAATAGGAGTAGCCATTACAGCCTGTTCCCGTAGCGGTTGCGAACATCGGGGGCCGGCAAGGCCGCAATGTCGGGCGGCTGCGTAACGGATGGCGGCTCGCTAGAAGTGCCATCTGCGTCTTCGTTGATGCGGGCGCCGTCAGTAGTGGGCCATATCGGCTCGACGGTGCCCGAGCGCGGATTGTCGCCCTGCGTGTCGACGACCGTGTAGAAGAAGTCATTATAGACAGTCGGCTCGACGACATCGCCAAGGGAGCGCAGAACGTTCGCCGCCCACTGTGTATTCGCCGGCAGCAGCCGCGACGCCTGGTACGCAAAGCCGTTTGCCACGCTTGGCACCACAATGTCGCCGAACTTGTAAATGTGATCGGCCTGCCAGACATCGCCATCTTGCAGCCAGAAGTGGTACGTATCGCCGTTCTCGAACGTGGCGACCACGTATGGGAAGCCCATGAAAGGCGAGGCGAAGTTTATCTCGGAGAGCGCAATCGGCTCATCTACGGTCGCATTGGGGTGTGTGATGACGTGCAAAACGATGCCGGTAGGCACGTCCACAAAATGATCGGAGAAGACGTGCAGTTCGCCGCGAAACGCCATAAGGCCTTTCGTCGTGCCCTCGCCCGCCGTATTCTCGGGCAGTTCGTGTGTACGTACAGTGCCCGGACGAACTACGACCGTCTTGCTTTTGGTGATGTAGCCATTGACAAGATCGTACAGCGAGTCCTGAAGCGCGCCGCCTTTGGTGCGCTGGCGATTGATGCCCCCTTTTTGGGTGGTTAGTGCAACACTACGATCCGCCACGTTACACCGGCGGGTTGAAGTCGACCATCACGGGTTCGACAGCCGGCGGAATGCGGAACGTGTTCGGCACGTAGCGGCGCGTCAGGTGCGTACCCGCGATGATATCGCTCAGCAGTTCGCGCGCAGAACCTTTCACGTCGTTCGCGTCGGCCTGCTTGTAGTGCGCTTTCGCCTGCCCGAGCGCCCACAGAAACACCAGGTCCGAATCGATCGTCGTCTTGTCGCTGTTGGCGACGAACGGCTCGATCCCCATCTGACCCTTGATCCACAGCTTGTAGGCGGCGTTCGGAACCGGAAACACCTCGATGCAGGAGCGGATCTCGTAAAGCTGCGGAATGCCCTGCTGCATCGCCGTCGTGTAGAACGCCGGGTTGATGCCGCAGCGCATCGGCCGCCACATGAAATTCAAATCCTCGAGCCCGACCCACGAAATGCGGTACGCCTTGTCGTTCAGGTGCTTGCCGCAATCGATGTCGCTGAACTCGGTATCGCCGTCGTTATCGCGAATGCCGTAATAGCTGATGCCAGGCACCATCGTCCAGCGGTAGAGCCGCTCGGTGCGCAACGCCGAATTCTTCGTATAAAGCTGTACCTGCGAATCACGCAGGAAATCGTCGAGCAACTCGGCCATGCCGGGCGGCGGGTTTGCGGCCTGCGCAGAATAGCCGAGCCGGCGCATCAGGCGCGTGCGCAGTTGCTGCAGCGTCTCGTTAGAGTTGCTATCTACGCAATCGCAGTTGAAATCAGCTTGGCTCATTTGCCGAACGCCTTGCCGATATCGTAGTGGCCCGTAACAGGTTTTTCGCCGCGCTTGCGCGTTGCATTGAAAATCTTCGCGGCGCGGGTTTTCGCTTCCTTGGACGAGACGCCCTTGGCCTGGAATTTATTGCGAATCGCTTCGTACTTGGCGGGCATCGGACACCTCGATTAGAAAACGCCCGCGCCAGCCCGAGAGCTGGACGCGGGCGAAGTGTTCACCCACCCACGGATGAAATCGCTCCCACCAAGTCGCCATCCGGCGCCGCGGTGATAGAATCGTCGATCGCCTGTTGCAGCTTGGCGACGCCCAGCTCGCCGTACACCATGTGTACGTAAGGCGTGCTCTGCGAGCCGTCGTCTGCGCTCGATCGCTTGTAACGGTTGTTCAGGCGCGTGAACTCATCGTGCGCCTCCGGCGGATCGCGGTTGACGAGCTTCTCGCCAATCACGGTCACGGAATCCTCGCCGTGGACAACCTTCAGAATCGGCAGCTCCCATTGGGGGAAGCTGTTGCGAACGGTGGCGCCCTCATTGCGGCGGATGTCTACAAAAACGTGACGAATCATATCTTTACTCCATTGGGTGGGTAGAAGCCTCACCACTTGCCGTCAAGTGGTGAGGTTTTTGCTTTGGCTCAGACCTGGACGATCTGAATCTGGCCGACGCCGTTCTCGATGGCCGCATAGCGACCCCCGACAAGGACGTTTTCCAGAGCGCCGCCCGCCGGAACCACGGCCGGGGCGCCAGTACCGGCAACGCGCCCGGTGCTAAACGGACCAGTCGCGGCGTCGCCGAACTGCAGGGTGACGGAAGAAGCCGTCGGATTGAGCAGGTTGACCGAAGAGTTCGACACGAACGGAAGAGTCGTGCCGAGATCCTTGACGGTCGCACCAGTGACGTAGGTAACTCGCATGTTTGAAATCCTCGAAAAAGTCAGTGGTCCGGGGCTGCCGCGATCGGCGCACCCCGGATGCGTTAGCCGGCCAGAGCCAGTACGGCGTGCGCGTTGCGCTTGCCGGTCGTCAAGGCCGCTTTCGCGGTCAACGCCCAGTAATGCACATAGCGGTCGTACACGCGCGGCGGCCGACGCGAGATCATCCAGTGGCCCGCGATCGGACGCAGCTTGATGAACTTCGTGTTCAGGAAGTAGCAGCGCGAGGCCCACGAAATGGTCGGGGTGTCCAGCGTATCGAGCATGTCGAACACCGGGTCCCAGATCAGCTCGACGCCCTTGAAGTACAAGCCGGTCGAGATGCCGTTGCCGACAGAGCCGTCAGCGGTCACGCCTTTCTTGTTGCCCCCTTCGGTCGCCACCGGCAGGGTCCGGCGGATCGAAGCGGAGCTTCCACCGACGCAAGCATCGCGGTACGCGTCGAGGAAGTCGGCGCCCACCAGGATGTAGTCGGGCGGGAAGCCGCCGTAACGGATGCACGCGCGCCATGCAACTTCCATCGCTTCGAGCACGCCTTCCGAGGAGTCTTCGACTCCGAGGTTGGCGTAGTTCTGCCACCAGGAATTGCTGGCCGCGATGGTGCCGACCGTGCCAGCCGACGGGTGCAAGGAAACGAGCGCATCGAGGCCGGGGATGTCCAGGTTCGACTGCGAGCCGTCGCGATGCAGCATCAGATCGAAGTTCTCGTCGAAGCCGAGCTTCAGCGTCTCGAGGTTCTCTTCGAGGAGATTCGTCAACTGGATCTTCTCGTTGTCCGTCGGCGTGGTGCCGCGGTCGTCGTTCAGAACGACGCCGTTCTGCGCCATCTCGTCTTCGTCGAGGCCGAAGCCGTCATGCCACGCACCCCACAGGAACTTCGCCTGGTTGATGGTGCGCTTGCGATTGTACGTGACCTGCGAGGAGCCGAAATAGGCTTGGAAATTGGAATCCAAACTGAACCGCAGCTGCTCAACCACGTACTGGAGGCCGCCGGTCCACTCCTTCTTACCCTCGCTCAGTTTCTTGAGGAGCGGATGGGCGATGGAAATTTGGTCGACTGGGTCGTTTTTGAGGTAGAAATCAAGGGCCAACTTGCCTGCGTAGGAAAGCTGTTCGGTCGTGAAAGGCATTATATTATCTCCAAAAGTTGCTAGAAAAGCGCCTTTTGAAGCTGCAGATGCTTCGGATCATGCTTCGCCGCGAAACCGCGTGCCGCGTGGTTCTCCTTGGCTGGAGACTCCTACGCACCTAACCGCCCGACAATGACCCCGAGTTACAATATCCGGTAGGATGGTGCAAAATTAACTTGACTTTTAGAGGATGTCAACACGAACACGCCCGTAGCGTTTTAGCTCGTACGATTCGACCGCGGAGACTCGGCCGTATAGCCTATCTTTACGAGCCGCCCGCACTTCGCGAAATAGACGTTACCCACGTCACGAGAGCTTGCTGGCCTGAACGTGGCCGGCATCTGGCGCGCGAACAGCGTCCACCGTCTTGCCGTGCTCGTTCATGATATACGCCGCCACGAACTCTTCCGGATCGTTGCTGACGCAAATCATCTCCCGGAACATTTCGTCGGCTTTATCGAAAAGGAGAATATCAACGCCGGGGCCCGTATTCGGCGCGACGCCTGGCACAACAACGTCAACTTGCAAGGCGGAAAACATGGAGTATTCGCCGCTCGCGCGGACTGCTTTGATCGAAAACATGATTTGATCCTCAGGGTTAACTACAAACTACTGAGGCGAATAGTATCACACTTTTCGCAGTCCGCAACCTAGCTTCTCATACTCGAAATTCGACAACGCCAGCCGCTGGTTCTGCCGCGTGTAATCGTCATTACTCAGCCGAAACGGGTTCGTGACTTCGCACAACACCTCCGTGCACTCGTCCTCGAGCCGCAGGCGATAGCCGACCGGGCGCGCCGGTTTCAGCACTTCCGCCGGGTCGTACTGCTTGAACCACTGGGTCAGCGCGCCCGACATCGGGCGGATGTTGGCACCCGTGCAGAACGCCCGTAACGGATTCACCCGCTCCTTGACGCGTCGGCGCATAGCGGACACTGGGGCTTTATGTTTGAGCTTCGGCGCCTTCGCGTCCCTATCGTGAAAGTACACTCGGCCGGTGCACCACATATCAATGCCGGTCACGATCACTTGGCTTGCGCCGAGCGTCGCCGCGAGCGCAATCGCCTGCATCCCGGTGTTGCCCGCCATCGTCCAATCGGGTAGGCGGTAGTCGGCCCACGAATGGCGATTGACAATCGGCACGCCATAGGGCCTGAGAATCTTCTCCATCGGTTCTTTCAGCAGGCAGTGCCGCTTATCGACGTTGGTGATTAGGTCGACCGGGAAGAAATTCTGCTTGAAGCCGTGTTCGTTGGCCGAAATCACGCAGGCCGGCGCTTCCTTGAGCAGCGGCAGGTCGCGCAGCACCGAAGGGCCTCCGCCGATGACTAGAATAGGACGGCCTTCCCAGCGGTGGAAGAGTTCAGTTACAAGCCTCTGTGTCATCGCCATTTCAGCCCATAGCGGCGCGCCATCGGGAGAAGCGCCGAGGCTGGCGCAACCCCATAGCCGGTCAGCAAGCGTAGGTAGAGTCCGAAGAAGGTAGGCCCGTGGTCCTGCGGTTTATCGCCGCTCATTTGGTGGACGATCCAGTGTGCTGCTTCGTGTAGCGCTGTTGCCGCGTTTTTTCCACCGCGGCCGGGGCGGCGGGACTTTGCCTGAAAGCTGATAACGCCAAGGGCCACATCGCATTCAGACATAGCCTCGGTATTGTGCTGCTTCACGCTCGGCGGCGGCACGTCGAACAGCAAGCACGCCCAGCGTACTGCATCGCGGCACTCCGGTAGCGTCAAGTCGTTGGCGTTCCAGGAGTACCAGGCGCTTTCAAAGGCGTAGACGGCTTTTTTTTGCGGATCGAGCGGATCAGTTCCCGCAACTTTTCGCGTCTTCGCTGACACGCGCTACACGCCATCAGCCGTCGAATGCCGCGTTGATCGCCTCGCGCAAGTTCTTGGGCTGCCTGGTGCCCGCGCCCGCGCCGGCCGGCGCCTTGTTACCGCGCAGCGGCTGTGGACCCGGGACCTTCGTCACGACTTTCGACGCTGCGGGAACCTGGTCATACGCCGATTTGAAGGCTTTCGCCCACAGCTTCGGCGGCAAATTCGGAATTGTCTCTTTGAGCATGCCGACAACGAGGCCCGCTTTGCGCCGGTACTCGGCAGGGCCGTCCTTCGCTGCGAGTTCCTTGCCGAGCGTCGTGAGCGCGGCGCGGCCCGTGGCTTGGGCAGCTTGCGCCTGCTGCGCGGTCTGCTGGCCTTGCTGTTGCACCTGGCCGAGCTTCGTTTGCGCCGCAGCGCGATTGCGCTGTACCGCAATCTCGATCGCGCGCTGTGGCGTGATCGCTTTGTCGTTGACTTCCTTTACCAAGTCTTCGTGGCCGGTGAGTGGATCTTCACCGGGCAACGGCATGCCAAGTGCTTTGGATACCGCAGTCAGCTCTGCCTGGAGAATTCCGTACGACTTCGACAGCCCTTCGTAGGATTTGCTGTTCACGCCACGGGCGTACTCGAGCATGTGATTGAACGTGGTGCCGTCCATACCGGCGCCCGTGATGTGTTCGATCAGCTCGTTGTGCTGTGTTTCGATCGTCTCGGCGCGCGATGTCTGCTCTTTTAGCATGCCCACCACGGTCTTGAAACGCTCGCTCGTCGATTGTAGTGTACCTTTTGGCAGCGGGTCGTTGATCGGGTCGGCTGGCTTTGTCGCTTTCGCAAGCGCAGCAGCCTTCTCTTCGGCGGTTTCTTCACCTAACTCAGCTTCTTCGTCGTTTTCCTCGCCTTCGGCCGCTTCGCCTTCGGGAGTTTCTTCGCCTTCAGGAGTCTCCTCGCCTTCCGGCGTTTCGACTTCTTCCTCGACTTCGGGGGTTTCGACCGTTTCGGTCTCGCCTTCTTGCACATCGCCAGAAGGGATCGCCGCATTGATGGCGTCGAGAAGACTCTGATTTTCAGCAGGCATGGGTGGTTCTCATCGTGGGTGAAATTATGCGACCGGCGCGCCTTGCGCAGCCGGATTGTTAACTGTTCCGTTGCCGATCGGAGGGGCGCCCGCGCCGGGTAGGGCGGAAGGAGCGGCCAGGCCGGGCATACCAGGCGCTACCGGCGGCGCGGTGCTTGGCGCGAGTATGCTCTCCAAGGAGAGGCGGTCGTCAAGTCGCTTGAGCGTTTCGGACAGAATATTTTTGAGCGTTTCGGCCATTCCAAGATCACCGGTCTGTTCGGACAGACGGATCTGCGGCACGAGTTGCATAAGAATCGGAAGCAGCGTAGCCCAAGTTTCCTTGTCGGCCTGCGCGCGCGGCTTGCCCGTGGTGCCGGCTTCGACTTCGACTTCAACGAGCGTCAGAATGTCTTCGACATCCATGCCCTCGGGCCAGAACGCGTACGGGCCGGCCATCTTCGCGACATCGCGCGCGGTCAGGCCCTGTACGGCTATTTCGAGCGTGTACTGCGCGAACTCGGTGAGAAGCTCCTCTTCGACATCGCGATCCGCGCCCGTGCGCGAAGCAAAGCCAGACTGCTGGATGTCGGCTTCGGTCGCCGTGTTGGTGTTGGAGTCGCCCGAAGACAGCGCTTCCTGAACGCCGGTAACAACGTTGAAGTCATACAGAATATCAGTCGTCGCGAAAATGGCGGGGTCGATGTTCGGAATCGGCTTCGCCCCCATTATCTTGTTGATGTCAGCACCGGGGGTCGTGGTGCGAACCCCAACGAACTCCTGCTCGGTGCTTTTCTCTATCTTCTGGATTTCATCGGGCGTGAGTTCGCCGGAGTTGAAAATGGTACCCGGGATCGATCGCTCGCGAGTCTTACGACCGCTCGAGCGGCGCGAGCTGTACTCGTCCTGCAGCTTCCACGTGCGGTCCACCATCGACTGAGGGTGGCGCGCACCGTCGACTTCAAACAAGGAAAGCTGGAAGAACGGAAAAAAGCGAGAAGCGGCGTGTTCGGGCGGGTACGGTTCGACCGCCCAGCGTTCAACGCCATCCATGAAGGTCTTGACGTTCAGGTCCCGGTGGTCCCACATCTCCACGATCTTGACAAACTTGACGCCCGAGTCCTTGCCGCCGGTACCCGAGCCTTGGCCCGCGTTGTCCGTAGCCTTCATGTACAGGCCTTCGGGGACCGCCAGATCCGCCGTAACGAACCCGTCGATCGGCTGAACTTGTTGTGCGTTTGCACGCTGCACGTATTCGGTCGCGCGCTTGATCTGTTCGTCCGTCAGGCGCGGAAAACGGCCTTTGGCGGTGTCTTTTTCGATGTAAAGATCGTGTGAAATCCAGTCCGCGTCGCGATAGTCAGCCAAAGTCGGCACGTCAAGGCTCGTTTGGATATCTTCGGCACGTATGAAGTCGATGCACTGCCCGCGCTTCGTCATAAGCTCGATTCGAGCTTCCATGCCCGCGATCTGGAGCTTCAGCTCCTCCGCAGTGAGTTCCGGCGGGTCTTGATCGTCCGTCAAGCCTGTCAAGTCGTTCTGGAGCTTCTCGATGCGCTCGAGATTATCGCGCGCGTCCTTCAACTCCTTCTCAACCAGCGGATTTCGACCCTTTTCGGAGTAAATGTAGGATTTGAACCAGCCCGGGCCGATGGAGAGCGCCGAGCGGAGCACGCGTTTCATAGTGCGCTTCAAGTTCGCCCGTTTCCAGGACTTGCTGATGACGATTTGCGCCGTTTCGGCAAACCGAGCCGCATCCTTGACTTCAATCGGCTCAACTTGCGCGGCCGGCATCGGCGGGGCGACAGGTGCACCCATTGCGGCCAGCGGATCGGCCAACCCAGGCGGTCCTGCGGGCCCCGCGAGCGGATCTACGGGCGCCGGAGCGCCGCTAAAGGCTGCCATCGGGTCCGGCGGTGGCCCCGGGGCGACAGGAGCGCCCGGAATCGGTGATCCGGTAGCCCCCGGGATACCTAGCATGGGCGGCATCGGAGGCGGAGGCGGCGCTTTGACATGCGCCGCAGGGCGCGCGCTGACATCCGGGTCTTTCGCGTAGAGGAAACTTGCGATAATGTCGATGTAGGCGCCAATGATGTTCGCATCGGAGGCCCAAGTCGGATTCGAGGTGCCGGCGGCGTAGCGCCGGTCGCGCGCGTAGCGGTGGCGCTGGTTCTTGTCGAACGCGCGAGCGGTGTCGTATTCTTTGATCGTCTTTTTGACGAGTTCCAGCTCGCCTTCTGGGATCGCGTCCTCGCCGTCGCCTAGACGTACGCCTTGGTCGACAGCTCCGGCAATGCCGGCACTTACAGAAGCAGCGGGGACACTCATTTCGACATCCTATCGCCCGCGCCAGTGGTGTGCAACCCAAGATGCGGGGCCGCGATAGGCCCACATTTTGTCTGGGCCGTTGAACTGCACCAGTTTAGCATCTGCCGGGAGCTTGTGGTCGCTCCCGAAATCCCGAATAGAGTACAGGCCTGAATCGCGGCCCCACACCGGCACTTTATCGGCCAGTTTGTACGACAGCCACGCCTGGTCGGAACCGCGCAGGCCCGCAACTCGCGCTTCAGCGATAGCCGTGTGCGGGTTCTTGACGAAATCGGTCCAAACTTTCTGGTGCGCACCGGGCGTGAATAGGTAAAGGCCCCCACCTATGCGCATTTTCCGCCCCCAGTCGCGGAATGGACGCCATCCCACGAATGGTTCTGCGCGGTCAACTATCGGCGACAGGTCATTCACCGGTAGCATGTCGATGTCACCGAGCAAAACGCGCTCACTCAGGAGCCCTTTGGCTTCCTCCGACTGCGCCCAGAGCCTGCGGTAACAGGACGGGAAGCGATTTCCCTCAGGGGAGCGGATAGAACCGACGGCGCGGGCTGCTGCGGGCGTCTCGATGACGGTGACTTTGTCACTGAAGCCTGTGGTGTCGTCGGCGATACAGACGAAACGGTGCGGAATCGGCAAGTGCAGCTTGAAAAGCTCGGCCAAGCGGTTGACGTGCTCGGGTTTGAATGCGCGCGGCGGCGAGGGTGCACCGCGCGGTAGCGGTGCGAGCGGCAAATCGGGGATTTTCTTGCCGGCGGCGAGCATCTTGCGCGCGCGGCGGCCTGTAATCAGCATGTCCTGCCGGATCTCCGGCACGCACACTACGCCGCGGTTGCGCACGCCGCGCGAGCCCTGCAGGTGCGGGTCGTGCCAGAGCCAAACGAGGATATCAAGCACGCTAGCCCACTCGCCAATAGCGGTAAAAACGCTTCCGCGAGCCGTAGCCGATGCGCAGAATGAACTCGTCTGCCCTGACGACCCGCGTAATCCAGACCGGCATTTTCTCGACTAACCACGATTCCGCTGTGCGCAACACTTTGCGCCACGGGGTGCAGTATTCTAAGGCGGCGTCGATGCCGGGCCGTGCGCACTGCTTTGCTAGAGCTTGCGCGGCGGTCCTCGTCGCCTTGCGCACTTCCAAACACTCTTGCGACAGTGGGCGAACCGCTAGCTTGTTGCGCGCCTTTCTATCTTCTGCACTCATTCGTCACCCATAAGTAATTTAGCGATGAAGCTGCCGCCGCTACCGAAGTCGATCGTCTGCACGCCCTTGCCCGCGAGGCGGTTCGCCAGGCAGGTCGCGGTCATTCCGCAGGACAAGATGATGATCTGCGGGTCGCCGCGAAGCAGCTTCTCTTCGAAGCGGTCGATGTGCTTGTAGGCGCGCTTGTGAGGGCACTCGATGTGATCGATGCGCGCCGGGGCGCTCAGGCAGAGCATGCGCAGCGCGCCGCTGTCGGGCTCGCACAGAACCGATACGCGCTTGCCTTCCCACAGCTTCACGAACTCAAGTGCAAACTCGCGGTTACGAATCCACGGAGCCGAATCAGGGCGGGAGATAAACGCTGAGTAGAAAGGCCCGGCCGCGCCGTGCAGCAGCCGCGTGAAGCGCTTCGTGTGCTTCACCCAGGTCGGAAACTTGGGGCTGCGCGCGTCGAACGTCGGAATGCCGCGCAGACAGTTCGCGTGCGGTGCACGCAGAACGTTCTGCAACTCCGCGGCGAGCTTCGGATTCGGTGGTTCGCGCACGTAGCCCGCGCCGTCCATCATCTTGAACTCACCGTCACCGAAGCGCGCAATACTAAAGCCCGCCTTAAGTTTCGTGAGGGTTTCAAACTCGTCGTGGACTTTCGGCCAGCTCATAGGACGCGATGCCACGGTAACGGCAGCGCTTCTTTCGGGTCAGCTCGCAGCGTTCCGTATTTCGCCATGATCTCCTGCTTTCGCTTCTTGAAGGCTTCGGGGCTGCGCGGCAGCGTGTGCTCGCTCGAATCAGGGACGGAATGGCGAGTGTGAACTTGCAACTCGGTGCCTTCGAGAAGACCGGGTTCGCCGTTGACGCGCTCCATCTCCTTCAGGAAAGGCGTGCCCCCGCCTAGAATGCCAGAAAAGCGCGTGTTATAGCCCCCGGCTTTCCAAAACGCGTCTGGCGTCGTGAGATAGCTATCGATGTGCGGATGGATGCGTACGTCCGTTGCGTTCGGGTCGGCCTTGTCTTTCTTTCGCGTCTCGTCGGCCGCGCCAATGCGCCGACGCGAAAAGCGGAACCATTTCGGCACCGCGCCTACAAAAGAGCGCACTGTCGTTAGAAGGTTGGCGGCATTCTGCGCGGTCAAAATGTGGTCGGTGTCGACGTGCAGTATGTAAGGCGTGGTCGCCGCCTTCGTGCCTAAATTGCGGGCCATTCCGCGATTCCACGCAACGTCTTTATCGATGCGGTAGAGCGAAAAGTGCGGCCGGGTACTGCCCGGCATTTGCTCCTGCACCACTGCGTTCGCCGGCTCCGGCGAGCAGTCGTCCACGACGAGTAGCTCGAAGCTGTTTCGCGGGAACCCTGGGTAGCACCAATTGTACAGTTGCTTTGCTAGCATCTTCGGCTGGCGGTAGTAAGGCACGATCATCGTTATTAGCGGTTTCACTGCGAATCTTGATTCACTTCGAGCACCGCATCGAGCAGCTTCGGGTTCATCCCAAGCGTGCGGCAGTACGCAGCGAGTGCGGCGGTGTCTTTCGGCAGGCACTTGCCGCTGAAGCCCGGCGCCCGCTTGAACGCCGCAGTGTGCATCGGCCCCACGCGCGGATCGTCAAGCCAACCTTCGCGCACCAAGTGGTAGTTAGCCCCCGCGCGCTCGCAAATGCGGCGCAGCTCGTTGGCGAATGTCACCTTCATCGAAAAGAAGCTGTTCTCGGCGTATTTCACCAGTTCCGCCTCGGTGTGGCCCATGAAGCGAAAGCGCGTCGCGGGGCCGAGGATCGGCATCAGGATGTCGGCGACTGCCGAGCAGTGCGGGTTGAAGCCCCCGAGAATGACGAAGCCGTGGCCTATCGGATCTGTCGGGTTTGGCGCCCACGCAGGGGTCCAATATCTCGACTCGCCCATATACTCGGGCGAGAAGACGACGTTCTTGCCAGTGTCGAGCACCAAGTTAATGCACGTTCTTGGCGTCACAGTCGACTTCACCAAGATGAGGTCGGCCTTGACGGTCTTGACGGCGTACTCGACGATGCCCGTGTCGCACGAGCCGTCGGGGTTCATCGGCGAGGGAACGCAGATCACGGCGAGATCGTAGTGCGTATCGGTGTACGGGCGGCCGAGCGCGGGGTCGACGATGTCGGCGTCCGGGAAAATCCTGAGCATACCCTGGCCGACGTAGCCGGCCCCCACGATCACTACCTTTGTCGTAGTCACGATACGATGCTCCAAAGTTTTTCAAGCGTCATCTGTTTGTGCCGGCAACTCGCCGACATCAGCAAATCGCTGAAATCATCCCAGCGCAACAGGCGCGTCGGCCCGTTCTCGCACAACGAAAGAACACGCGGAATCAACGTTAGTGTTGATTCGCCGCCATATGTAAGTTCTTCGACGAGCTTCTCGCCGGGGCGCAGGCCGGTCTCTACGATCATGTTCCACGGGTTCGCGGGGTTATACCCCTTTTCCCAGCAGAACTCGTTGACTGTGTCCACTGCCATGTCGCCGAGATTCTTCGCCGGCCCCATGCCGAGTACGTAGAGCCCGTCGCGCGGCAGTGACGCCGCGCCGAGCGTGAGTTCAACTGCCTCGGGGATCGACATGAAAAAACGATAGCAGCGTCGGTCGGTCAACGTGATCTTCTTGCCGCTTTCCAATTGTTCTTCCCAGAGTGGCAGTACGGACCCGCTTGAGTCCATGACATTGCCGAAGCGCACGGTCGTGAACTTCGTAGACGAGCGAGTAGATAGGAACTTTATGAACAGCTCGCACGCGCGCTTCGTGGCGCCCATGATCGAGGAAGGCTTCACGGCCTTGTCGCTCGAGATGAGTACGAACTGTCGGCAGCCCGCGCGGCTCGCAGCTTCGGCAAGCGTCACGGTTCCGCCAACGTTGTTGAAGACTGCTTCGATGGGGTTCTGCTCGCACAGCGGGACGTGTTTGTGCGCGGCGGCGTGGATCACGATGTCGGCGCCTTCGCAGGCGGCGGCCATCGCCCGTCCGTCGGTGCAGGAGGCGAGAATCTTCACGATACGCTTGCTTGTCAAAGTCTTGTCGACTTCGTACAGCGGCGCTTCGCTGTGGCCGAGAATTCGCAGTTCCTGGAGCGGCATTTGATCGAGCCATCGGCAAATTTCCGAGCCGATAGAGCCACCGGCGCCCGTGACGAGCACAACTTTGCCGGCAAAGTGACTTGATGGGTGGGTCATGTCTGGCAAGCTACCGCAAAGTGTGAACTACGTCAATCATCGCCAACGAACCTTCGGTTTGTCGTGCTCCTGCGTCTCAAACCACTCCGGCGTGAACGGGATCAACTGCTTGCGCGGCACGTTGACCGGCACACGGCCAACGGCAAATTGATCCATAGCGCGACCGATTAAGCCGCATACATCGGCACAATCATCGTATCTTCCTGCGGGCAAGGAAACCAACTGCTGGACAATGCGACGACTGTTGGCATTGTCCCTGAAATGCACAGAGCCGGGGTTAAACGTCCCATCACCCTTCTCCCCGCCCGATGTTGCCCTGCCCTGGAATGATGCGCACTTCGCCAGCTTATCGGCCATTGACGGCACGCCGCGGCGGTCGCAGTACACGTTTTCTCCGTTCTGGTTCCGCTGACGCATGCGCAGATTAATTAGGGGTCCCATTGCGCGGTCTATGACGCCCTGCTCGTGAAACCACATCGAAGTTTTCCACTTCTTCATCATATCGATCGTCTGCTCGCACGATACCCCGGTGTTGCTCTGCTTGCTCCACCAGTCGACTTCCCACAGATCCCCCTGCGGATCTACGCCGAAGACGCCGAGCTCGGTGAAATCGTTACGCCCTTCCGTGACCGCGTAGTCGCCCGCGCCGACGTACGCCAGGTACGGGGGCTCGGTGCCCGGCTTGTAGAAGTCGAACATTGTTTCGTGGAACCGATCCGACCCTTGAGGCGTCGGCCGCTGCTGATACAGGCTCGACCAGGTACGCGCCGACTCATGCCCCTGTGCGTTTTCAAACATCGCCCAGTGCTCCGGCGGATAATACTCGGGCCAGATGTACTCACCGATCTTCCGGCCGAGCGGGTCGTCCGAGCGTTCGCACTTCGCCGGGATGTTTAGCACTTCCCAGTCGAGCCCGTCCTTACACCGCACTATGCCGCTGCGCCCGTCGTAGTCATCTGGCAGGATGCGCCCCGCGATGTCCATCTCGCACCACCGCGTGAGAATGATGACGCCCCACGCGTTGGGCAGTGAGCGGGTCAGCAAGTCATCCTTGTACGCGTTGTAGCAATCCTGTTGCTGCGTCTCGGAGTCCGCCTCTTTGCGCCCCGAGATCGGATCGTCAATGATCCAGCCATTGGCGCGGTTGCCGGTCAAGCCGCCGGTCAGACCCATCGCCAGCATATTGCTGCCGTTCTCGAGCAGCCAGTCTTTCTTGGCGTTCTTGGCGATCTTGCAGTCCTCGCCGAAGATCAGCCGATAGTCGTCTTGCTCAACGATGAACTGCGCGCGCCCCGACTGCCGCTCGGCCAAGTCACCCTGGTAAGAAGTGAGCATTATCCTGGTTCCCGGGAACTTGCCCATGTACCAAGTCGTCGCGACGCAATCTGCGTATAGGGACTTGGCCGAACCCGGCGGCAGCATTAGCAGCGCCCGGCCCATCGGCTTCATCATCGTGCGCTGCAGACACGACAAAATCACCGCGTGGTGCTTGGCCATGAAGTTCGCTGCCGGTCCAAGCAGGTCTTCATCCGGGTACATCGGCGCGTTCGGCACCGTCGGCATTTGAATGTTCAACGCAAAGGAGTGTAGTGACTCTTGGCAGCGGCGCCGACGCAGCAATTCCCGCGCAATGTCCGATTTGCGCAAGCCGTGGGTGGCTTGTGACATCAGGGTCGCGGCGGGCGAATGGGCGGCGGCATCACTGCACGCTCACCACAGATTCATCTGAAGCAAGAGCATTCTGCAGATCCGCGAGCGAAAGCGACTTCGCCGATTCGCTGTTGGCCGACACATCGATCTCCACGCTCTTGAGCTTCGGTAGGCTGAATTCCGCCAACGCCATGACCTGGTCGAGATAAACCTTCGGGTTCTCCGCGTGCAACGCGGCGAGCGCAGACTGAATCTGCGGTAGCTCGAGGGCGAGTAACTGCGCGAATTGATGGCGCATGCGCGCCTTGCTGACGTTGTTGATGCGGCCCAAGGTCAAAGCGCCTGGCGCGTCAGGCTGCTTGAGTGAGGCTTCGATGTGCTCCTCGCGTGGAAGCTGGCCGAACTCGTTCAAGTCGGTGATGCCCGTGAGATCGCTCAGTTTCGTCGTCATTGCAGCACATTAACCTACAAAGCGCGCGACACGCAAACCTAGAAGTTGGCGGGCCGCCAAGGAATCGAACCTCGGTTTTGCGACTTTGGAGGCCGAGAGTATCGCCGTGGCCGATAAGTTTCAAGTATCGCTAAAAGCGATGGCAGGCGGCCACAGACTCGAACTGCGTTTTGCGGTTTTGGAGACCGCTGTCTTACCGGGTAGACGAGCCGCCCTTCAGCTCCTGACGGGAACTATATCAGGTCGCACTTCTGGCGCAGATGAAACTTCATTGACGCCAGCCTTTGCCCTGCTTGCAGGTAGGACTCTCGCACTTCGCCTTTGCGCGGACGGCCCTTCCCGTAGTGCGGTAGGTCCGTACTCCTCGGCGACCCGAGAACTGCCGACACCGCGGCCAGCATTACCGCCGGGTCTCCTTGATGCAGTTCCCCGCGTACGTGGAACGGCTTGCACGCGGCCAACGCCGCCCGTTCAGCGGCGAGGTTGTTCGCCGTATCCCAGATCGCAAGTACGCGAATTGGTTCAACGAAATACTGCCTGGCGAATGTTGCGCGACCAAGGGTTGACGCGCGACCGATTTTCAGAACCCCTGTGGGGAGAAGCGTTGCGTAGATCATGCACTGGATAGTAAGCGCGCATTTTTCAAAAATCAACGCAGAATTTTTTTAAAACGAAATCAAGAAGTTACGCCGTGCGTTTCAGATGCCCACCCCCGCGCGTGGAGTCCCGATGGTACCTAAAAGCTGACTGGTGGGGGTGCCCGCCCGCCTGGTCGAGCCCACGCGTCAACGCGCACTCGAGTGTTGCATCGCAGCAGCCTCCGCCTAACGCGTTGATTCGTATACGCTTTCCCGAATGGTAGCGCTACCTCGAGCACGCGCTAGCGTGCCTGATAGCTGATCCGCGTGACCGCGTATAAGCGTTTACTTAGATGCCGCGCGAGGTGTCGGGCGAATCGGGTTTACGACACTTATACGCGAGCCAGACTTATGCAAGGCAGGGCGTGTTCGGTTCAGGCGATAGCTTTTGGCTATCAAGAATGCGTTTTCTCATAGCGAGCCACAATACCTGTATATCCATACAGTATCAACTGTCGCGCCACTGTCGTAACACACTTAGACCTCCAAACCCTTGTTTTTACTTCTCTTCTTACTCTCTATATCTTCTCTACTAATAGTCTAATAAATAGGGGGTAGGGTTATAGAAGTCCAGAGAATAGGGCAAAGGGCCGCCGTCGCCGTGTAACCGCGGGCCGCAAAGCCAGGAGTGCCGACCCCCCAGGAGCACCATTAGTTAACTATGCTTGACTAATGTAGCGCGTTCATGAGACCTTGCGCCCATGAGATACCAAATACCCCCCGACCATATCGCTGTCGACCTTTTGACCGAACAGGAATACGACAATCTCCCCAACGAAAAGGCCCGTGTTGCGCGCGGTCGCGCCCGTGCGTGGGGGCTGCGCCGCGCGCACGGCCCTACAGGCCGGTTGCGCGAACTAGCGCAAGGCACTGTCGGCGATTCGATCCTGTTCACCGAATATCGGCGATCGAGCCAACTAGGCGCATTAATCGCAGCCGTCGGACTGGATGAGGGCGCTCAATTCCGTTGCAGCCTTGAGCGTTCTTTGGTCGATGACTCCGTAATAGGCGTACGCGTCACGCTGGCGGGGTTCACGCGATGAGCGACATCGACTCACCCACCACAAGCGAAAGCCGCGCCTTGGCGCTCCTGCGCAACCTGGCGGACAGTGGCGATCATGCACGGCATGTACTCGACTACGTATACGATCACAGGCACCTGCGACGTGTGCGCAAGGCTTTGCGCGCGGAAGGCATAGCCGTGCGGTTCGGCATTCATGAGCGCGGGGTATGGGTTCGCGTGACCGGCACTTCAGGTGCATACGCACGTTGCGCCCGGCCGATAGCTCCCACCGGAAACGAGGGCCAAAGGTGACGCGCAACGGCACAAAGTGACGCGCTACGTCCAGCACTGACAGTTCTCGTCACCCTTAACCCGAACCAGACGCCTAAATAGCTGGCACGATTTTCGCAGTATCTTCCTCGTAACCTCTAACCCGCAAACCCCAAGGATACCGACCATGAACTATTTCGACCACTTCACACCCGCCGCGCAGCGTCGCCATGAAGCCGATGCGCGCAAGCCCAAAAACGAATTCGATGCGGCCCGTGCGCTCAAGTCCCCGCACGCCAAGCTGACCGAACAGGAACTGGCGCAATTCATTGCCGCGAGCATCACTCAGGCGCGCCGCGCCAAGGCGGGCAAATGAAAACCCGCAAACCCGCCAAGAAAGCCCCCCGTAAGGCCCGCTCACGCAAGTTGCATATCAACCAGCTAACTGCGATCAATGCCTGTACCGAACAGGTCGAACGTTTCCGTAAACTGTTTGGCGATTCCGTCAATGTCACTGAAGCCCTTTGCAAAAAGCACTTCGACAAGTTCGATTGGGGTTTTGCATCTAAGCTCCTTTCACCTGAAGGGCGGGCCGAGTACAATCGCGTGCGCGGCCTCGCACGGGCTGAGTACAATCGCGTGCACGGCCTCGCATTGGCCGAGTACGACCGCGTGACCGGCCCCGCATGGGCTGAGTACGACCGCGTGCGCGACCTCGCACGGGCCGAGTACGACCGCGTGTGCGGCCTCGCATGGGCGCGTTTGTATATCGCGGAGGGCGGGAAGTGAGCGGCCATACAGAATTCACCGACGCCAAAGGCCGCGAAAGAAAAAGCTCGCGCGGATCTGGTAGGTTGGTATAGCATCGATTCAAATATGGTATTATTTGAAACCGGAGTAGTTACATGAACCAATCTCGAATTCTGCGTGTTGATCAGCTCATTGCGATCCACGCCTGTACCGGGCAAGTCGAACGTTTCCGTTCATTATTTGGCGATTCCGTCAATGTCACTGAAGCCCTTTGCAAAAAGCACTTCGACAAGTTCGATTGGGACTTTGCATCTAAGCTCCTTTCACCTGAAGGACGGGCTGAGTACGAGCGCGTGACCGGCCCCGCATCGGCTGAGTACAATCGCGTGCGCGGCCCCGCATGGGCTGAGTACGACCGCGTGCGCGGCCCCGCACGGGCTGAGTACAATCGCGTGAACGACCCCGCATTGGCTGAGTACAATCGCGTGCGCGGCCTCGCACGGGCTGAGTACGCGCGCGTGAACGGCCCCGCATTGGCCGAGTACAACCGCGTGGACGGCCTCGCATGGGTCGAGTACGATCGCGTGACCGACCTCGCACGGGCTGAGTACAATCGCGTGAACGACCTCGCATTGGCCGAGTACGACCGCGTGACCGGCCTCGCATGGGTCGAGTACGACCGCGTGACCGGCCCCGCATTGGCCGAGTACAACCGCGTGCGCGGCCTCGCATGGGGGCGTTTGTACATTGCGGAGGGCGGGAAGTGAACGGCTATACCGAATTCACCGACTCCAAAGGTCGCGCGCAGCGGCTTATGGTTGAGTCTTGGATGCGCTCGCGGATAGGCATGTACAAAGCATTTCGCGAAATGGACCTAGGCGCCGTCACTCTTTGCATGAGCAAACACGACATACGGCGCGCGTGCGGCGATGCGCGCCGACTTAACTACACGGGAGTCCGCTAACATGGAAACCAGAAAACGCGCTATCGTTGGCGCACTGCGCGCATTCATGAATCAGCGTAGCGGGATCGAATTCGGCAGCTATGGCGACGTGAAAGCGTTCCGCGCCGAACAGCGATCGATCACGAAAGACTTGCACCAGGCGCGCGAGTTGATGCGCGCGGTCGAGTTGTCGGACTCGATCACGGCTGACAACTTGATACGCGCCAGCGAAGGCGCATTCAGCGGGCGCCTGTGCATCACGGAGACCAACGGTGGCGCAATCACGATTGATTACGTGACCGGGCAGTACTTCCCCACCGAATACCGCCGCGCGGTGTGCGCCGTGCTCGCGTCCGCGTTGTGGGAGTACGCGCGCAAGGAATGCATGCCTAGTCCTCTGACCACGGGAGAACACACTACGTATCTGTGGCACCCGGCGGGTCAGAAGTCTCCCGATGCTAAGAGCGCGGGTGAGTGGCTCCGCGCGCATTTCCGCCAGCAATTCGGGCGCGGTATCGCGTCAAGGTGGTTCTCGTGAGCGCCCCAGACCTTGAAACAGTCTTAACCGCATATGTCGAGTGCGCGTTATGGTCTGAAACCGACTACGCCGATGACTCAGGCGGCGAGCCGCTAGACCGCAATTACGGCCCGGAAGATATCGCACCTGAGGCGTTGGCTAGCATGCGCGTCGATTGCGCCGCGTTCATAGACGAAGCCGGCGACTTGCTGGTGGATTGGGAAGACGAACAGGTAGGCCATGATTTTTGGCTTACGCGTAACGGCCACGGCGCGGGCTTTTGGGCTCGTGAGTGGCCGAACGGGGATGCACTTTCCGACATCGCGCACGGCTTCGGCACGCAGAATATCTATATCGGGGATGACGGGAGGTTGTACGTATGAGCCCCCTAACTTCCGCCGTCACCCATTACGATGCCATGCGCGTAGACCACTGCGAGCTAACATCCCGCCGCGCGGCCGAACTGTACCTGCGCCGTAAAGTACCAGGTACTACGGCCGACGACGCGGCAGTATTTCTTGCCGATGCGCTCGCATGCCGGGCACATAGAAAACTCGCCGGCTTGGAGCATTCAAAGTGAACGCACCTAAACGAAAGCCCTTTACGTCCGACGAATTAGCCACCAGCCTAGGTCTACCTCGATCATTCGACAGGGGATACAAACTCCCGACGCCTGAACAGGCTTTGGCGGCCTACGAAATGCAGATGCAGACACCTGCGCGCACTCGTACGGGGTTGTTCAATGGCGCACCTTGGGCCGGCCTGATCGCGTCCACAATCTACCTGGGCACTCTTATAGCAACCGTACTGGCATGACGCGGGAACCTTGCGGCTGCAAACACAACGGCCAGCGTTGGCTGGCAATGTGCGAACCCTGCGCGGCAGACTTCAATGAGCGCCACCTAAGGGCCACGAAAGAAAAAGCTCGCGCGGATCTTATCGGCCGTTATACACTTCCCGACGAAACACGGGACCACCTGAAACCGGAGTAGTTACATGAACCCATCACGAATTTTGCACATCAACCAGCTCATAGCGATCAACGCTTGTACCGAGCAAGTCGAACGTTTCCGTAAACTGTTTGGCGATTCCGTCAACGTCACTGAAGCCCTTTGCAAAAAGCACTTCGACAAGTTCGATTGGGGTTTTGCATCTAAGCTCCTTTCACCTGAAGGGCGGGCTGGGTACGATCGCGTGACCGACCTCGCATGGGCTGAGTACAATCGCGTGAACGACCTCGCATTGGCTGAGTACAATCGCGTGCGCGACCTCGCACGGGCTGAGTACAATCGCGTGTGCGGCCCCGCATCGGCTGAGTACAATCGCGTGCGCGGCCCCGCATGGGCTGAGTACAATCGCGTGAACGACCTCGCATTGGCTGAGTACAATCGCGTGCGCGACCTCGCACGGGCTGAGTACAACCGCGTGCGCGGCCCCGCATGGGCTGAGTACGACCGCGTGCGCGGCCCCGCATGGGCTGAGTACGACCGCGTGCGCGGCCCCGCACGGGCTGAGTACAATCGCGTGCGCGGCCCCGCATGGGCTGAGTACAATCGCGTGAACGACCTCGCATCGGCTGAGTACAATCGCGTGCGCGACCTCGCACGGGCTGAGTACACCCGCGTGACCGACCTCGCACGGGCTGAGTACAATCGCGTGAACGACCCCGCATGGGCTGAGTACGCGCGCGTGAACGGCCCGGCATGGGCTGAGTACGATCGCGTGCGCGACCTCGCACGGGCTGAGTACACCCGCGTGACCGACCTCGCACGGGCTGAGTACAATCGCGTGAACGACCCCGCATCGGCTGAGTACAATCGCGTGCGCGGCCCCGCATGGGGGCGTTTGTACATTGCGGAGGGTGGGAAGTGAAAACGCGCAAATTGCACCTCGACCAGCTCATCGCGATCCACGCCTGTACCGAGCAAGTCGACCGGTTCCGTCAACTGTTTGGCGATTCCGTCAACGTCACTGAAGCCCTTTGCAAAAAGCACTTCGACAAGTTCGATTGGGACTTTGCATCTAAGCTCCTTTCACCTGAAGGACGGGCTGAGTACGAGCGCGTGACCGGCCCCGCATTGGCTGAGTACAACCGAGTGGACGGCC